AAGCGATGAAGACTAGACACAATTTCAACAGAGTCCTAAGAATGGACTTGGCATGCAGCAGAAACGACTATTTCAGACCTGTATTTTCATATATCTATTTTAAAGACGGTTACGCTTATGCAAGCGACACACATATCTTGGTAAAAAACAAGCTATCCGAATGCTCCACATTCACCGATGAAGAAATAGAAAAGCTCGATGGTAAGTTTATAGGCTCAAAAGCCTACAAGTCTATCCTCTCTTACGATATGGTACAAGTTACAGACATGGGGTTTGAATGTATATTGTATGACAATCAAAAAGTTATATACCCGTTTGCTGATGGATATAAATATCCTGAAATTGAGAAAACGATTTCAGAACATCTAAAAGAGAGTACAGAGGGAATCACAAAGTTACGGATAGAACCTTCGCTCCTCTCCAAGATTGAGAAAGCACTATTCAATTTTGAGGACGCATATATGCAGCTTTCGGAAGGCAATAAATCTTTGGTCGTTAAAAATCGGTATAGCGATAGTATCGGAATCATTAGGCTAAAATCAATAATAGATTAACCACGAATCATTATGTTTTACGAAATCAAACTGAAAGTAGAAAAAGAGAACAGCAAAGGAGAGATGAAAGAAGTCGTCGAACACTTCATCACCGATGTAGAACTATTTGCAGAGGCCGAAGCCAAAGGACTGGAACAATACAACGGAAATTGCGATGTATTCTCTATCACCCGCTCGAAAGTCATCGAGATAGTCAACGAAAAGGAAGAAGACAAGCCCTTCTACAAAGCCACGTTGATAGACATATTCATCGACGACAACGGCAATGAAAAGGAAACGAAGTACTACAACCTCGTTTGTGCCAAAGACATCACCGAAGCCAACCGCCTCATGCAGGAACACATGAGACAAGGTCTTAAAGACATGCGTTTGGACGGAATCGTGAAAACCAAAATCATAGACCTGATATAAGACATAATGTTGGAATTCCCGCAAGCCGAGCCGGGTACGTGGTCGAGCACCATACGGTAGTAGGAACTGCGGGGAGAAATTAGCCATAAGTGTTTTAGTTGGTATCGGCAGTGGCGGAAAGGTAGACGCTATTAAGCAGTAGATTGATGCTCTAAGCTGAGGACGGTAGGAAATGACCGTTGGGAGACAGGTTGGCGAAAAGGAGACCAGCAAGAAGGTAAACAAGTTTAAAAGACAGGAACCAAAACCTACAACAGCGAGCCTTATTCATAGTAGGCGATAAAAGATGTAAGTGAGCAGCACAACAATCATGCGGGTTCGAATCCCGCCTGCCGAACAAAAAGAGAAGAATATGCAATTAAAAGTATTTACAGCATTCAGCGGATATGACAGCCAGTGCATGGCACTCGACAGGCTCGGAATCGGTTACGAGCTGGTCGGCTGGTCGGAAATCGACAAGTACGCCATACAAGCCCATAATGCCGTATATCCTCAATACCGAGACAGGAACTTCGGGGATATATGCCATATAGACTGGGCAAAAGTTCCCGACTTCGACCTGTTCACATATTCTTTCCCCTGCACGGACATTTCAACGGCCGGAAAGCAGGCGGGATTGGAGAAAGGCAGCGGCACACGCAGCAGCCTGTTATGGGAATGCGAGAAAGCGATAGAGAACAAAATGCCGAAATATCTGCTCATGGAGAATGTAAAGTCCCTTACCGGACGGAAATACAAGTGTTTTTTATCGGCATGGGAACAATACCTTTCCAAATTAGGGTACACGAACCACACGAAGGTTCTGAATGCGAAAGACTACGGTATTCCCCATAACAGGGAAAGAGTATTCATGATTTCGACACGAGACTCGGAATCGTATTATTTCCCCGAACCCTTGCCCCTTGAAAAGAGATTGGGGGACATTCTCGAATACGACGTGGACGAAAAGTATTTTTTGAGCGAGAAGATGATAAAAGGTTTCATAAGACACAACATCGCTCACAGAAAAAAAGGAACGGGCTTTTTATGGTTACCTAAAACAGGTGATGGCACAGCCAATTGTCTGAGGGCTAACGGAGCGTTAACTCCGACCGACAATTCGATAATCGCCGGGGAATATTCGGAACCCGAGATAATACAACGCAGCAGAGGATTCAACAAAGGAGGCACATACACGATATGCCCTGCGATAACAAGCAACTCGTGGCAGGAAAATAATTTTCTGTGTCGGGAAAAGATAAGAAGGCTGACACCGAGAGAATGTTTCCGGTTAATGGGTGTCAGCGAATCGGACATAAACAAGATTCAAAATGCGGGAATAAGCGACAGCCGGCAATATGTGATGGCAGGCAACAGTATCGTCGTAGATGTCCTTTTCCACATATTCCGAAAGCTGTTCACGGACAAATCATGCGAATCGATACAAAAGAAACTTTTCTGATAAAAAGACAAAATATAATGGAAGAACAAGCCACATACAACAGAAAACTCAAATACGATGTAGTGATAGGGATAGACCCCGATGTTGAGCGTAGCGGCTACTCCGTATTAGACATAAGGAAAATGAAAATGGAGATGAGTGTTTGCCCATTCCCCTTGTTGGTAGAGGGCATAAAAAAACTTCATGAGCATTGCAATAAAAACGATGAACGAGTGGCAGTGTATGTCGAGGCAGGTTGGAAAAACAAATCCAACTGGCACTTGTCCCCGAAAGACACACGGGCGAGCGCAGCCAAGAAAGGCGAGCACGTAGGCCGCAACCAAGAGACAGGCCGTAAGATAGTCGAGACGTTGCTCCATTACGGAATAAAAGTCATGGAGCAATCCCCGTTGCGCAAGTGCTGGCAAGGGAAAGACGGCAAGATCACCCATGAGGAATTGAAGCGGTTGTGCGATATGAGCGGTATAGAGTTTAACAGACCCCGCAGCAACCAAGAAGAAAGGGACGCAGCCCTTCTCGCTATCACCTGCTCCGGATTACCCATGAGGTACAAAGTAGTAGAATCAAACTTTAATAAGTGATATTATGGACTTGAAAGAATTAAGAGAGCGACAAAGCTGGACCCTTCGCCAAAAGATAGACCACAGCCTCGGTGTGATAGACCAATTCGTATCACGTCTAAACGGTCAGGTTTACGTTGGGTTCAGTGGCGGAAAGGACAGCACCGTACTGCTTGATTTATGCCGTATCGTCAAACCCGATATAAAGGCAGTTTTCTGCAATACGGGCAATGAATATCCAGATATAGTCAGGTTCGTTCGAGAACTTAAAAATACAGAAGGATATGACATTGAGATTATATATCCAACATTAAAACCTGCACAGGTATTTGAAAAATACGGATTCCCCGTTGTGAGCAAATCTACGTCAGCCATAATAGGTAAGGTTAGAAGAACTCCCAATGGAAAAGTTTTTGAAAATTTTGTAGTAAAACGTCATAGTATATTTAAGTTGGCGAAGAAATGGATGTTTTTGATTGACGTAAAGTTCGATATAAGTGAAAAGTGTTGTTATCAATTAAAGAAAAAGCCATTTCATGAATATCATATAAGAAGAGGACAGTTTCCAATAAGCGGAGAAATGGCTTCTGAAAGTATTCATCGTCAGATGAAATATTTACAAGCCGGAGGTTGTAACCAATTTGGCGATACAACAATTTCAAAGCCTCTATCAATTTGGCTTGAAGAAGACATTTGGGCATACATAAGAGATAGAGGGTTGAAAATTTCAGACATATACCATAAAGGAGCCAAACGAACCGGTTGTATGTTCTGCGGATATGGTTGCCAATTCAAAGACGATAACAGGCTTCAACTTTGCTATGAGTTGTACCCCAAGATGTACAATCACTTCATGAACTATACGAACAACGGCGTTACTTATCGAGAAGCGATGAGACAGGTATTAGCTGTAAATGGGCTGTTTCTCCCCGATGAAAAGCCAAAAACACTTTTCGATTGAAATAAGAATCTAAAATAAACAAATGATATGACAGCAGAAGAATTTATAAAATCGGTAAGCGCAGAAGATTGCGCAGGCGGGCATATATACCGTAGAGTTTCAGAAGATGATGCCTTAAAAGCTATTGAGATGACAAGACTCGAAAAATCGCAGACATTTGTCGGTATGCAGGGCTGGATATGCCCTAAATGCGGTAGAGTTTATTCGCCAATGACATCTATGTGCACATATTGCCACAACGAAAACATCATAAATTCACCTTCTTGTGGTATGTAAATTTTAGTATTATGAGCGAACAAGTATTATCAATCGAACAAATGCTATGAAAACCAACCAACTGATGAAAAGAAAGATGGGTGAATTTAACGTAACCCAGCGAACAAAAGACGGATTCTTTTGCGCAACAGAGCTGTTGAGGCAATGGAATGAATATGCAAATCTAAATAGGGGGAATTCCCCCTATTTAAAGCAAAAGGATTTGAAAGAGTTCTTTTCCAATAAAAACACAAAAGAATTTATAGATGCCTTGTTGGAAGAAGAAAAATTGAGCACGAAGAATCTTGCGTATTTAAAATCGAGAGGTAAAAGCGGAGGAACATGGATGCACCCTGTATTATTCGTCAAATTTGCTATGTGGCTAAATCCAAGATTTGAAGTACAAGTAATCAAATTCGTCTATGACGAAATGATAAAGTACCGCAACGAAGCCGGCGATGCCTACAACAAACTAGGCTCTGCCGTTTCAAAGATCGTTCGGAAAGACTTCATGCCCCAAGCCATGCAGAAAGTAGGCGAAGCGTTGAACTGGATTGTGTTCAACGAGCATGAAAGGAATATCCGCAACCAATACGGCGAGGAAAAGAAACAGCGGGAACTGTACGAGCTTGAAAGAAAAGTCGCCGACCTTATCAACGAGGGCTTTATCAAGAGCTACGACCAAATGCTAACCTATCTGAAAAACGTTTACCGGCACAAGTACCTGCCGGCTGTATTCTCATAACCAATATTAAAAATACAATACAAATTATTATGGAACAAAAAACTTTGAACTATGGAATCGTGATTCCTTCGACACACGAGGATTCGACTTTGACGATTTACAACAATGCCTCCGGTATCTACTTTGGAATAAAAGACCAAGAGACATGCAAAGAATTGGGTATAGTTATCCCCACAGAATCATTGGAGGAAGTTTCAAATTATATCAAAAAATGTATTGACAGTAAAACGGTTATCGACAAGGAAAAACAACAAGCCGTATGATAGACATCAAGCACATCATCGCCTCGATAGTCGAGGAAAAGAGAAAGCATAACGAAGAACCTGCGATAGCCCACACGCAAGAGATACAGAAGGCGGTCATCGAATCGATGAAATCCAAGATAAACGAGCTATGCAAAACCGGAGAGATTGACAAGCACAAGACCCTGAACGGGTGGGCATTTTCAATCACTGAAACCACAAATTAAAAAAACGTTTAATCATTTGATTTACAGATATTTATATTTGTCAAAAAGTAAATAATATATTAAATTTACCATGTAATAAATAAGAACAATTATGAGCACAATCTTACAGTTTCCCAACCGTTTCACGTCAGTGGAAATTGTCAATTATGAGTAAAATTCATGAGTTTATAAAAAGAAAATAGGAACTAAATATACATGGGACGAAATAGAAAAATGGGATTGGACTATTTTCCTTTTGACATAGACACATTTCAAGATATAAGAATACGAAAGTTAATCAAGTATCAAGGCGGTAAAGCTATGACGGTATATGCTCTCCTGCTATGTCTTATCTACAAGGGTGGGTACTACATGATGTGGGACGAAGAGTTGCCCTTCATTATTTCGGAACAGACCGGGTTTGAAGAGGCATATATATCAGAAGTGATTAAGAGCTGTCTGGCACTGGGGTTATTTTCCAAAGAATTATTTGAAATGGAACATGTGCTGTCATCGAAAGGAATACAGGAACGATACAGGGACATTTGCAAACAGATCAATCGGAAATGCGATTTCGTCGAATATTCCCTTATTTCTTCCGAGGAAAAACATATTTCCTCCGAGGAAATACCTATTTCTTCCGAAGAAATACCCATAAACTCTGAGAAAATACCACAAAAGAAAATAAAAGAAAAAGAAAAAAAAGAAATACTCTCTAACGAGAGTATAAAGAAAAAAGCGGCGTCCGCCGCCACACTCAAAAGGAAAGAAGACTTTTATCATTCCCTTATCCCTTATGCCGACAAGTACGGGAAAGAAATGCTTCGGGCATTCTTCGACTATTGGTCGGAGATGAACGCCTCCCAAACGAAAATGAGATTCGAGAAACAGCCCACATGGGAGCTCTCCAAGCGGCTCGCCACATGGGCAAACAACGAGAAAAAGTATGAAAAAAATAGAAGAGCTGCTACCGGAAAGACTAAACAGGAGCGATATGCAGAGTTTGCAAAAGCCATCACCGCCAAGCTGGCAGCAGGAGATACTGGCAGCCTACAAGACGGGGGAGAATCTGCTCTGCCTTTTTAGCCCCGACAAGCAAAGCCGCTATTGCCAGAGCCTCGAACGCTGCCTTATCGGCAAAGCTCCGAGCATAGCCCGTGTATCGAGGACGTTCGGGAGCCACATTGCCGAGTCGTGGCTGGAAATACAGCTTCTCGACCTCGCCGAGTTTTCGGGAGTCCGCAAGGACGGAGTGACGGAGAAGGAATACGAGGATATAGCCCGTATCATCATCTCCGGCTATGGCGATTTCAAGCTCACCGAGTTTATGGTATTCTTCCAGCGATTCAAACAAGGCCTTTACGGGACGTTCTACGGGGTTTTCGACCCTATGGTGATAACAAGGTCGCTTCGGGAGTTCAGAGCCGACAGAGAGAAACTATTGAGTTTCTATGAGGACAAAAAAAGGCAGGAGGAAAAGAAACGGGAATGGGAGCGAAGCAGAACCACCAGCATCACCTTCGAGGAATGGGAAGAGCTCAAATGGCTGTTTAACATGGGATATGAAATGAATGATTTGAAACAAAATTAAGAAAGGAGAAATGACATGGAAATAACATTGATAGCGGCGTTAGCCATTCTTTTTATGACGCTTGTAATATTTATTTATCTTGACATAAGGAATGACCGAGTGTATGTTTTCTCGAAGCATATTATCGACTGTTCCTATGAAGAAGTTCAGCGAGTTATCTGTGAGGACATAGACAGAGCTAAGCAACTATATAGCCGATTAGACGAGATATACAATAGGAATAGCTACGACGAAATGCTTTACAGCATAAAGCCTCTCAAAGTCAAATATTGGTTCACCGATGAGGAAATAAAAACTTTTAATCTCAGTGACTTATGAGGATAGGGTTGTTAGATGTAGATCATACAGTAGTTGGGCTACGGGTAAGACTATTCGAGACTGCCGTGAACTTTCCAAATTATTAAAACAAATAAAATAGATACACTATGCCGATAAGTGAAGTACACAATATGGATTGCATGGAATATATGAAGGATATACCCGATAAATTCTTCGATTTAGCTATCGTCGATCCGCCCTATGGATTGGACAAGAAAAGTACACGAGGATGCGGTAAGTTGAAGAGGATTAGTCTCAACAAGTTCGGTATTGATTGGGATAAAGCACCGGAGCCGGAATACTTCGAAGAATTGTTCAGAGTATCCCGCAATCAGATAATCTGGGGAGGAAATTACTTTGACCTTCCTCCATGCAGATGTTTCGTTTGCTGGGACAAATCACAGCCGTGGGAGAACTTTTCTCAATGTGAGTTCGCTTGGACTTCCTTTGATAAACCGTCTAAATTATTTTCTTTGAATAGCGGATTCGGCAGCGGGGATAAAGAAAGGATACACCCCACACAAAAGCCGGTAAAGCTATACGCTTATTTATTGGAAAAATTGGCTAAAAAAGGAGATAAAATACTTGATACCCATTTGGGAAGCGGAAGTAGTCGGATAGCGGCATATAAACTGGGTTATGATTTTTATGCTACCGAAATATCCACTGAATATTATTGCCGGCAAGAAGAAAGATTCAGGAAAGAATGTCTGGGTGAATATAAAACACCGATAGGTACTATCATACAAAAAAATATTTTCAACATATAAGTTATGAAAAAAGAATCAACCACGGCTCCCCTAGAAGACATCGTATCGGCGATACTGTCTCATAAGCCGACGAGCGGGTTGCACGACCTGTTAATCATTTTCGACAGCCGCAAGAAGGTATGGCAATGTTATTTCGAAAATGTTTCCGGCGTAGGCATAGATAGAGATTTGAGAAAGGCATTATTAGAGTTAATGGAAATAAGAGTAAAAAGTACACAAATATGAGAGAGATAGAGTACAGAGGTAAGGATATAGAAACAGGAGAATGGAGATACGGTTATATTGAGTTTAACCACGACCGATCGAAATGTCGAATCATAAGCCCTTTACGTTTGGGACAATATGATTTCCCTCACCAAGTTTTTGAGGTAGACCCCGAAACAGTCTGTCAGTTCACAGGAAAGACAGACAAGAACAAAAATAAAATATACGATAAAGACATCTTACGAGTTACCTCCCAAGAAAAGACTTTCAACATAGTTGTAAAATGGAGCAATGATGCAATGGCATTTATGGCTTGCTATGCAGATGGGAAACAATCCCCATTTTCTTGGTTTTCTGAGATAACCGTATATGAATTAGAAGTAATAGGAACATTAGACAACCCCGAACTTATGAAAGGAGGAGAGCAATGAAAGCAAAAATTAAGAAAACAGGTGAAGTCATAGAGGTATCACAGATAGAAGATATTATCACCAAAAGAGGAGTGGAGCATCAATATGTTGATAACAAGCGCAGTTGGTGTTACTATGTGCAATCAGAGCTTGAATTTATTAAAGAAGAACCACACAAGACCATTGATTGGGAGCAACGCAGGTATGAGATAGCCAAAGATATGATGACTTCTGCTGAACAACATAACAATGACACAACAGGATTCAAAAATACAATGGCACAAGCGCAATATGCAATAGAATGTGCCGATGCCCTCATTGCTGAATTGAAGAAAGGAGGCGAGCAATGATTGAACGATTAAAATGTTGTATCAACATTCTGTTTGCAAAGCAATATATCGTTTTTACGGCAGACAAATACAAGATGGGTAAGTTCGGATCAGGATATATCCGTACAGCATTCTTACAAGCGGCTATTGAGGTTATAGAAGAAATAGATAGTCATCTTATTGAAGTTAATGAGAAAAATTGATAGTTAATGAGAAAAACGATATTAGATGCCTGTTGCGGGGGAAAGATGTTCTACTTCGACAAACATGACGAAAGAGTTCTTTTTCAAGATATTCGAAAGGTCTCTACTCATTTATGCGATGGTAGATTATTTGAAGTAAATCCCGACATACAAGCCGACTTTACAAATATGCCCTATGAGGATAAGTCTTTTTCAATGGTAGTTTTCGATCCGCCTCACTTATTAAGGAATGCTGGAAAGTCAGAGATGGCAGATATGTACGGAAGTTTGAACGAAAAAGCATCGCCAACAGGCTACCAACAAATTAAATACGGAGCTCTGTATTCAGATTGGCGTGATATGCTGGCAAAGGGATTTAAAGAATGTTTTCGAGTCCTGAAACCCGGAGGATTTTTGATTTTCAAATGGAACGAGACAGACATCAAAGTGTCGGAAGTTCTCAAACTCACACCTGAAAAACCAATATTCGGGCATATATCCGGCAAACGATCTAATACACACTGGATTTGTTTCATGAAAGAAATTATAAAGGAGGAATAAGATATGAAGATTAAATTATTGAAAAGATTAAGGAATGATATTTTACAAAATTTTGAATATCATGATCGTGGATGGAGTGGTTATTATAGAGTTATCTATAAAGGAACGAGATATGAGTCAGAAATAGTAAGCGGTTTAAATTATTTTCTTACAGGTGGACGCTGGTTTATTAGAAAAGTTATTATCGAAGAAATAAAAAAAATGAGAGAAAAGTCTGATATTAAATTTATGTATATAAAAAAAGATAGTTAGATGATTAAAGTAGATAAGCCATGAAAGAAAAGGAAAAAAAATTGGATAAACAGAAATAATAATGTAAAAAACAAGGAGGAATTTATGATACGGAAAGTAGAAATGTACCAAGCCGTGTGCGACAATTGTGGTAAGGATTGTAGCAATGAAGATTATTATGCATGGCCAGAAGAAAGTCTGGCGATAGAAGATGCTCTTTATATAGAATGGAAAATTATTGATGACAAGCTATACTGCCCGGACTGCTATGAATACGATGAAGAAACAGACGAATACAAACCGATAAAGAAGGAAAACTGATTGGCAATGAGTAAGTATTCAGCGAAAAGGATAAGTAAGGGACATTATATTTATCGTGGATACAAAGTTTATTGTATCGGCTATTATCCACCTGAAAATCGTATAGTATGGGAAGCCGTAGACCATGACGGAAGCGGTTTTGCACACTCATTTTCATTACGTGATACAAAAATGTTGATTGATATAGACTTAAAAAGAAAAGAATATGACAGTACAAGAATTGATTGACGAACTTATGAAAGTTCCAGATAAGTCAGCCGAAGTGTTTTATCTTTCAGATAGTGGCGATTTCTTTAATAATTTAAAAGTCTATTCTATGGGTAAGATATATGGAGACGACGAGGTTACAGAAGTTTATCTAATTAATGGAGATTGAAATATGAAGAAAATAATGTTCAATGATAAATACGGACTCACCCAAGCCGTACTTGAAGGTAGAAAGACGCAGACAAGGCGGATAATGAATCCACAACCGGAGGACTGTTCTGCTGTACATCGTTTTTATAAATCTGCATATTGGAAGGACAAGCCCATGAGTTTGGTCGTCAACGAAGGTGGTAGCGTTTATTGTAATCTCTGTGGTTATGGAGCAAAGCTGGAAGGAGGCAGTATATTCCGACTCCCGTATAAAGTAGGTGAAATCGTAGCTGTCGCTCAAAGCTATAATTCATTTTACAATGATGAGTACAATCCTAATTTATTCCCGAACGGTGCAGGCTGGACGAATAAAATGTATGTGAAGCCGGAGCTAATGCCTCACAGAATAAGAATAACAGCTGTAAGCGTGGAGAGGTTGCGGGATATATCTGATATTGATTGTATGTCAGAGGGGATTAATTACTATGAGCAAGAGGGTTTTTCTTGGTGTTCAACGGGAAAATTATTTGATACACCCCGTGAAGCCTACGCCGCATTGATAGATAAGATAAGCGGTAAAGGCACATGGGAGAGCAACCCCTATGTATTTGTTTATGATTTCGAACTGGTAAAGTAAAATTATGGAAATAGATAAAATAGAGGCATTTGATTACATGCTCCAACTTTTTGAGGAGTGGCGAGATTCTCATGAAGAATTAAAAAACAAGCCGTTTTCTAAACTTAAAGCCATGAAACTGCTGTTTTTGGCTGCTGCTCCTAAGGAAGATGGAGGCGATGACCTTTTAGACATATTTGATAATTTCTATGCTATGCCATATGGACCGGTAGAAATTGATATTCAAAAGGCAATGTGCGAAGATAGACTTCCTTCGTTTTCAGTTAAATATCGTAGTATTGAACCAAGAGAAGGTGCGGAACCATATAACGCAAAAAGATATAATGACAAGTTTTATCACAGAGTAAGAAATGCGGTAAATGACCTGAGAAAAGAAAACGAAAAATTGGTATTACTAAATGCTTTTGAACTAGTAGAGATTACTCATAGATGGAGTAGTTGGGATCGGGCAATGAATTTTGCAGAATTTATGGAGCAATTGAGTGCCAAGATGCCTACCGATTTTATTAGGGATTCAAGCAAGATATTCGATTTAAAATGAAATATAATCATGGAAGGAAAAGAAGGAGGAGTAGAGATGAAAGGGAATGCCTGTACATTCCCATAGAAAGCGAAATCACGCACTTTTCTTATCGCTCACCAAGAACGAAAAGTATTTAGACCTTTTAGGGTAAATCTTTTTACCGTTCTTGATGATATAACGGCAGAATATGCGGATTTTCCCACTTTCATTTTGAACTTGATCTTTCACATTAACACCTCCTTTCCGTTTTGCCTGCCGACCTGTATCGACAAGCTATAAGTTGCACCCTGTCAAGTGCAACTAAAAAAAGCCCAAAGTTACAGGACATTGGGCTTAATGTCTTTCTCACACGAGAATGGACAAGATGATGGCGAATGACAGTTCGCCGGAAAGGAGGTGTTAATGTTCCGAATCAAGTTCGATGCAAATCGACTTCGATATTTAGTTATCAAATATCAAATTAACTCTTTTAATAGTTTAGTTAACATTGTTGTATTATGAGTAAAAAGAAAATCTACATCTCCCTACCCATTACTGGCAGGGACTTCGATGAAGTGGAAAGTGAAATACTATACGTTTCGGGAGTCCTCGAAATGAAAGGATACCGTGTCGTCACACCGATAGACTTCGATGTAAACCCCGATTTGGACAAACCCTATCATGAACTTCTGGGAAACGATATAAAGGCTCTTATGGGATGCGATGAGGTATGCCTTTGCCCCGGTTGGGAAAAATCCAAAGGCTGCCAGTTAGAAAATTTCGTGGCCCAACTATGGGATAAGGAGATAATGGAATTTGAATAATTAAGCGTATGATTATGGAAAGAAAAGTAGGAGAAATATTTGAGTACAACGGTGAGTGGTATCAGTGCGTAGAGCAACCAAAACAATATGATTGTGCCACTGTTTTTGAATTATGTGCTTTTAGTGCTGTTGGTAATTGCGAACTTGATAAATGTAGTGGAACTTATAGAAGTGACAGTAAATCTGTAATCTTCAAGAAACTTGAAAAGGTCGGAGAGCCACATTTTATATACGACAAAATTTTTAAAGGCGGTAAAGTTTATGTTCAAAACTTCATGGTATATGAAGATTTTAAAAATCATAAACCTATATGCGATGATTATGTATTATATGATTGGCATGAAAAAATAATAAGTATAGAAATCAAACAAAACAAAGAAGATATGGAAGAAAAGAAATTGAACTTAAAAGAATTTGACCTTGAAGCAGCCAAAGCAGGCAAACCAGTCTGCACGAGAGATGGTAGAAAGGCAAGGATTATTTGCTTTGATTTAAACAATAAAAACTTTCCAATTGTTGCTATTATAAATTGTGATACAGAAGAAAATGCGTATCAGTATGATATTGATGGTGTATGTGATGAGCATGATAATAATCTTAACCTTATGATGTCCCCTGAAAAGAAAGAGGGGTGGGTTAACTTGTGCAAAAATAATTATGGAGATACATTAGCTGTTGGCGTATTTCCTAACAGAGAAGAAGCCGTAAGTAATTGTCCGCCATCGTATTTATGTACAATTAAAATCGAGTGGGAGGAGTAACTATGACATGGGCTATAATATACTGCATATTCAGTGTGATAATGACTTTAATCCTTACAATTTATATTATGAGGTGTGACGGTAAATTCACTGTCGGTGATTTATTCGTTGCACTTTTCTTGATAGTTCTTAGCCCAATAACTTGGATAGTAATTGGTATATTGGAATTACATGAAAGAGGATTCTTTAAAAAAGTTATTTGGAAACGAAATAAAAAATAATAAGTTATGTGGATAGCAAGAGACGAAAGTGGAAAATTGTTTATGTACTCAACTAAACCATTTAAGCGTAAATATACATGGGGATTTAAAGACAACAAGACTATTGTTGTTGTATTAAGTGACAGTTTATTCCCAGAAGTAAAATGGGAAGACAAAGAACCAAGAGAGTTGATATTGAAATAATTATTTAAGACAAGTAAATCATGAACATTGAAATATTGAAAGAGGAGTACAGCCGGAAGATGGAGAAGGCTCTGAGAAGGGGAGACTTCGCATTGTTTGACAACTTGCGAAGACAATACGACCGACTCCTGCAAACCCGTGAGCAAGTCCCGGCAAAAACAATCACCGACACCATGAGCAAAGAGGACAAGGAGAAATGCAATCGCCTCCTGAGAAAAATTCCCGTGTTGGCCGACATTGCAGAATCCTCCGCTGTCGATTTGCTCTCACTACTGAAAAAATATGACGGCACTGTTACCCTTCCTATGCTGGAAGAACTGAGAGCGTTCAACCACATCGCCCGTGACCTGCGATCCATCATAGACCGTGTAGGCGACGAATCTTTTTCCATTTCCTTTGGAGATACATGCGACAGGGTGAACGAGAAAATCGAAAGCATATTTGATGAAAATTAGGAATAAAATGAGTTATAAAAAATTGTTTGAAATATGATTGAGAGTATATACAAGTCATATCCTTTCTGCGAGAATTGGGAGAAGAAATATTGCAAAAGTGTCATTGAGGAAGCCTATCAGTGGGGTGAACAACTCAAAAAGAAAAATATTAAGCAAAAAATTGGCACAAGAATAAACATGATGAGATTTTATAATGGTACGAAGCAGGATATAAACAGGAACTTCAAAGTTAGCAAAAGTTAAACTCTTGATTATGAGTAAAATAAGGCTGTAAATATTTTACTAACTCACTGATAATGAGTATCTTTACAATACTAAAAGAAACCAATATTTCTAACAATTAAAAGACAAAAACGATGAAATACCAAGTATCAAAGAAAGGTTCAAGTGTAACATTTAAGTTTGCAACATACGAAGAAGCAGTTGATTTTTGCAACACAATGATTTTTTTGGAAAATGCAAGAGGTGCTGAATATCCAGAACTTACAATAAGTGAAATAAAATAAGACATATTACATAAGAGCAATGAACACATTTGATTTTTATCAAGACCGCAAAGTAACATGTTGGGAGCGTACTCAGTTTTCTATCGAAGCGGAAAGTTATAAAGAAGCGTTAGAAATAATAAAATCATGGGGAGGTGAAGATGTACTTTGTTTTGAAGATGACAAGCAGATAATGGTTACAGACGGAGAAACTTTATATGAAACATCAGAGACCATTTCTCCTATTGATAACGGAGGTAGACCAACTATAGAAGTATTTGATAGCACAGGAAACAAAATTACTGATAATGTCATGAAAACACGATTATGAAAGTATATAACTCAAATGGTATATTGGTAGCAGAAGGCTACTTTGTGTCCAATCCTAATTTTGTCCCCAAAGGTGAATACAAAGAAACAGAATTGGACAGATATAAGCGTAGTGTTGATTTTCGAATAACGAGCTGTGGTAACAGGTATGAAATCATCTTCAATAAGCCTGTTGTTCTCAAAGAGACACGTTCTATCAAGCGCATAAGCAGTAAAAACAGTTACGCATACCTTGTTACAGAAAAAGCCTTAGAAAGCCTGAAAAAGCAATATACTCACGCTTGCGATTTCTAATCTTATTATCATAAAAAGTTTATTTACAAATTAAATTATCATACAATGGACAAACAAATAGCATCTGTTTATGAAACATACGACTACGATAAGTTTCATATCATGGAAAAAGGGAATAGGGAAATTGACCATTACAAGAAGATTGCAACTCAAATGAATGAGCAATTCCTATTTACAGTTATTATTGTGAATGAAAAATTTGAAATAATAGATGGGCAAAACCGTTTTCTTGCATCAAAGGAACTACATAAACCTATAAGATACATCATAGTAGAAGGATACGGCGTTGAGCAGGTGCGTATGTATAATATGGAAGCTCGGAATTGGCAAAAAAAAGACTTTGTTAAATCCTATGCAGATGAAGGTAAAAAAGAGTATGTGAAGATGATGGAGTTTCAAAAAAGGTATCCAGATTTCCCAATCTCTATATGCGAATTTTTCTTGCGAATGTCTTTGACTTGTGATTATGATAAAAAGAGACACCTAAACCATAGTGCCATACGAAGAGGTCTTTTTGTTATAAAAGATTTTGAAACCTCATGCAAACTAGCAGATATGGTAATGGCTTATAAACCCTTTTGTGAAAACCAGAGTTCACCAATATACAGGAGAAGGGAGTTTGTAGCAGCTATTATAAAGCTATATCGATGTGAAGACTTTGACAATGAGCTCGTATTAAAGAAAATAAAACTCAATCCCCGTGCTTTCACTCCATGTGTAAATTCCGATGATTATATCAGAATGATCGAAGATATAGTGAATTTCAGAAGTAGGAATAAGGTGAGATTTAATGTATATTCAAAATAGTAATAAAGGCAGTAAATATCGCTGATTCTCTAATAGTAGAGTTTAAGAAATATATTTCATTTCTTAAATCTTGCTACCTGAAAGGAGTGTCAGCGATATTACTGTATTTGTATCAAATTTGCCGCTCAACGGAGAATGCTGGAAAACACTAAAACTGTCAAATATAGTAGATTAAACAAATTTAGTTTTAAAAGTGAATGAATTTCATTCACTTTTACTATTTTTGAAAAAAAATCGTATGAAGTAATACGAAACATGCCTATGGACGAAATAACCACTATATTAGACAGTGCCCGACCCGTTGATAATATTATCAATGACTTAAAAAGAAAATCCGTTTGTGTTCCTTCATGGGAAATTCTTATTAAAGCGTATGAACCATCATTCCATGAAATAGCCAAAGATACTATAACACGAAAGGATAAAATACGCAAAGACGGGACAAAAGAAGAAGCATCACGCATTTACATTGGCCTTGAAAAGCTGCTTACAAAGCGTATGACCGAGTTCATGTTTGCTATTCCTGTAAAACGTATCTATCACAACACAGAAGGATTTGAAGTCCGCCAACAGATAGCAAAGGCTATAGAGTCAATTTACAAGTACGCCCGAATTGATACAGAAAATATTAAACGTGCAAATGCGTATTTCGCATCATGCGAAATCTTCACAATTTGGTATGTAGTAGAAAAGCCCAATACATTATATGGGTTTAAAAGTAAGTATAAGCTAAAATGCAAGACATACTCACCAATGGAGGGCGTAAAACTATATCCATTGATTGACGAACTTGACGATATGCTTGCAATGTCCTTTGAATACACAAAAAAGGTAAAGGACGAAGAAATTACTTATTTTGAGACTTACACAGCAGACAAACATTATAAATGGAAACAAAATGGTAAGGGCTGGGAGCCTGTCGGCACTGTTGAACAGATACGGTTAATGAAAATACCCGGCGCATACGCACTTAGGCCTGTACCTATATACCACGGATTAACTCGTATTCGCAAAGAATTGGAATATACACTTTCTCGTAACTCTGACGTGATTGCCTATAATTCAGCACCAATTTTGAAAATAGCCGGTGGTATACAAGGCAAAGAGGATAAGGGAGAAAGCCGTAGAGTTTACCGTGTGGAACAAAATGGAGATGTATCGTATGTATCGTGGGCGCAATCTATCGAGGCATTGAAGTATCACGTGGAAACCCTTCTTAAACTCTATTGGATGCAATCGCAGATGCCGGACGTTTCTTTTGACAACATGAAGTCTTTGGGGAACATAGGTTATGATGCCAGACAAATGCTTTTGACCGATGCACACTTAAAGGTTGGTGACGAAAGCGGCTCATGGATTGAGCTTTTTGAACGTGAGGCAAGTGTCATCAAAGAATTTTTAAAGTACATGAACACATCATGGGCAAGAGAAATTGATAATATAGAGATTGAACATATCATTACACCCTTCATACAACAAGATGAAGATGCCACAGCAGATCGCTTATTGAAACTTAATGGCGGAAAACCAGTCATGTCACAGCTTGAATCTATCCAACAGGCAGGTTATAGCAATGACGCACAGGCTACATTGGAACAGATACAGCAAGAAGAGGCTAGTACTTCTCAGAGCAGGGTCAACAATATATTCGGAGAGTCAGCAATTTAATTAGATAATTATGGAGAATATCAGTTTTCAAGAGAAAGACGGTCTGTATATCATCTGACAGGGTTGAAATAAATAATACGCAATGGCAAAGCCGAAAACTCCAAATCAGAAACACAAGTACAGCGAACTGAATAAACGGCTTGCCAAGTACGTCATGCTTGTGGAATCCATATACGAGGATTTGAATTTAGAGGCGGCTAAAATAGTCGGAATTACCGATTTTACTATTGATAGTGATAGGCCGTTTATGTGGTCGGATTATCCCCAAACAAGAAAACGGATAAGAGACTTACAAGAAAGGTTCGTTGAGGACATCGGAGCTGTAATATATAGTGGCACTTCTGAAGAATGGAAAAACAGCAACGAAGTTCAAGACCTACTTGCTAACAAAGTATTGCAAACTTATGGTGCTACCATAGGCAAGAAGAATTACGAAATCCTATACCAGCCCAATAATGATGCATTGAAAGCGTTCCAGCAACGTAAGGATAAAGGATTTACCATATCAGATAAGTTGTGGAATCAATCGACCCTGTATAAGCAGGAACTTGAAGAGGCTATATCATGTGCTATTCAGAAAGGCACGAGTGCAATCATATTAAGTAAACAAATCTCCAAATATCTGCTCGATTTTCCACAACTGCAAAAGGATTACAAGGAAAGGTTCGGAAAAGCATCACGATCAATGGATTGCGAGTATCGTTCTATCCGTTTGGCTGCTTCCGAAATCAATATGGCATACCGCCAAGCAGAAAACCTACGCTGGCAGCAGATGGACTTCGTTGTGGGGTACGAAATCAAATTAAGCAACAACCATACTTGCAACGGAAAGCCTTTTCAAGACATTTGCGATATACTAGCTGGAAAATACCCGAAAGACTTCCAATGGACCGGTTGGCATCCCCTTTGTTATTCAGATGATAGCGAAGTTCTGACGAATAGAGGTTGGAAGTTATTCAAAGACGTTTTAGATGATGATTTGATATTATCGTTAAATCCAAATACACGTAATATAGAATGGGTTGATTTTATCGATAGGCAATGTTTCTCATATTATGGAGAAATGGTACACTTCTACAATCGCTCGCTCGACTGCCTTGTTACGCCCGAGCATCAAATGGTCTACCTTAACAAAGGGGACGGACGGATAGAGCACCAAGCGGCGGCGGCGTTTGACCAATCGAAAGGTGCGCTTTTCCGTGGGCGTACCGGCGTTGATGTGAAGTATGATATACACCTCACTTTCAACAAGGAAACCGTTGCCTACGACGGCTACGTTTATGACCTCACGCTGGCGGAGAACCATATCATGTATATCCGCAGGAACGGAAAATGTTTTTGGGGAAGCAATTGTCGCTGTTACAAGATACCCATTTTAAAGACGGAAGAAGAATTTTGGGAATGGGACGGTCGTAGTGAAGCCTCGAAAGCAAGCGTGAACGAAGTTAAAGACGTACCGGACGCTTTCAAAAAGTGGGTATTAGATAATCAAGAGCGCATCAGCACAGCAAAAAAACGTAATACTTTACCATACTTTTTGCGTGATAATAAATCCGTTTATCAGAAAATAACAGTTGAAAGTTCCATTTCGGAAATTGTAAAACGAGCATCATCAGTGGGAGATGAAGTACAGTCCACAGCAGAACGGATCGCAATAAAAAATGGTGGTTATGTTACGCCTATTAATTTCAAGAGTACAACTTCTATCACAAGAAAAGTCATCACAGAAGGTATAACTCCATACGATATTAAAGATGCTGTAAGAACAACCATAATCGTTCCGAAGTCCCGAATAGAAGATGTGTTAGAAGAGCTGTACAAAACGGAAGGCTTCTTACGCCTTAAAAGGCAAAAACCAGAATCATTCATGGGATATAGTGGAAACATCGTAAACATAAGAACCACAAATGGTCTTACTGCGGAAATACAGGTTAATACGGAACGTATGATTTTTGCAAAAGAAAGGCCGGAAGATGCGAAACGTATTCTTGGGAAAAAACGTTGGGAAGAAATACATAATGAGACAGGAATGGAAGGTGGTCTCGGACATAAATATTATGAGCAATGGCGCATACTCGATAAATCAAGTAATGAAGCACTAAAAATAGTAGAAAAATCTATTGAATATTATAGTCATTTCCGATAAAAATAATTATCTTTACATATAAATATGAACCTAAATATCCTACAAAAAAAATTACAAGCGGGTGAAGAAGTCTATATTTTAGACGATTTTGAAGAATCTGCAATACGTCTTGTTCTTGAAAATGGAAAGACAAATGCTTTCATTAAGCACAAAGGAAGACGCAATGAAAAGGAAATATCACAGTCAAATGAAACCGTTTGCGAGATAATATTAGGAGGTATAGAAATACCCAAATCAGAATATGACATGTACTAAAAATTCACTATTAGAAAAAGCCCTTCAAATCGCCGTCAAAGCCCATAGCGGACAAACCGATAAAGCTGGAGCAGCCTACATCTTCCACCCTATCCGTGTGGCAAACCGATGCAAAACAGATGAGGAGCGCATAGTAGCTTTATTGCATGACACGATAGAAGATACCGAAGTTACTGCTGAATATTTACTAATGGAAGGCTTTCCTCATAATATTGTGGATGCTATACTTTCTGTCACTCGTAACGATGATGAGATCTATGACGATTTCATAAAACGGTGTAGATTGAATCCTATTGGAAGACAAGTAAAGCTGCACGACTTGGAGGACAATTTGGACGTAACCCGTTTACCTCAAATAATAGAGGAAGACTTACCGAGATTGAACAAGCATCTTAAAGCGTATAAGTTTTTGCTGTCATTGTAGAGAAACGGTCATGAAGCAAATCAAGCTATCAAAACAGGAGAAGCAAGTGTTACGTTTAATCAGCAGCGGGATTGTCTGCCCAAACACATATCCGCACCATATATTCATTTCATGCGTAGACTCTCTGGAAAGATTGGGCCTTGTCAAAGGGCTATGGAACGAAGGGCATGAACTTGAAGATGTCCGCATGACAAAATATGGGAAAATCTATCTTGCTACCAATCCTAACTTGCACAATCCCATAGACTGGAAATGGATTATAACTACCATCATCGCAATAGCAAGTGCCATATTCGGAGCTATGGCCTTGTTCGTGGCTTGCTCGATAAAATACGGATAGTTCCTTTGATTTTAAAAAGAAAGAAAAGAATTGATGTTTGTACGACTCTAATTTGGCATTTGTTTACACATCTATTTTGAGGCATATAAAAAGCGGTGAGATTAATTTTTCATCGCTTTCTTTTTACCTTTTCTGTTACAACTTTTTGGGAAACATCTTTCATCAATTTGTCCGTATAATATGTTAAAAACATACTTTTCACCTATTTATGCTTGCATATATGTCATTTATAAATTACCTTTGTAATATGAAACTAAGAGAAGTTATAACCTATAAAAGCTATTTCGATGATTTCTTTAAAGACCAACCTCAAAAGGTTCGGGATAAAATCATTAAGATATTAGACATCATCGAACAAGTTGAACGTATCCCAACAACGTATTTGAAATATATCGAGGGTACAAACGGGCTTTTCGAGGTCCGTGTTCAGCTTGGCAATAATATATTCCGTATTTTTTGTTTCTTTGATGGAAATAGATTCATTATTTTATTGACCGGCTTTCAGAAAAAGACACAGAAAACACCACAGACGGAAATAGAACGAGCCGTGAGGTTAATGAATGAATATTACGAAGAAAAAAGAAAGGAGACAAATACATGAACACAAAAACATTAGACCAAATTAAAAACGAATATTATGGTCAAGTCGGTACTCCTGAACGAGACCGAATAGAACGTGAACTTGAAGCTTTGAGGATCGGGTTCAAAATACGTAGTGCAAGAGAGAAAAAGGAAATGACGCAAGCCGAACTTGCCAGCAAGATAGATAAGAAGCGCACCTTCATTTCAAAAGTGGAAAACGATGGCGAGAACATTACTCTGAAAACCTTATATGATGTCGTGGAGCGTGGTCTCGGCGGAAAGCTGAAAATTGAAGTGATAATTTGACCCCTCAATAAATAAACATTAATCCCCATGTCTTTATTTGCGAAGATATGGGGATTTTACTTTAAACTGAATTTTGCCTTACGAATCTCCGCCTTAGTAAATCGTATAATAGCCCTCTAAGGTTAATAATATTGAATTATGTATGAAATTCATATACTTTCAAGATTCCATGCTATAATTTTGTGCCCAATAATTAGCATTACTTCATAAAATTCAATACATTTGTAATGCTTACATGATAATGGTAACCCATTTCGCAGAGCAAGCGGTTAATTTGCTCAATAGAAAGTTGGGCTTTTTTTATGCCTATACTTTTACATATTGGCGGTTGCCTATACGTAGATATTTCGCTCTGTGGAGTGGAAACCATTATCTGTAAGCAGCGTATATGGCAGCCGCTTTTCGTTTGCTTATAACATATCTTTAAATGCTTACAGATATGCAATCTAACATTCAAATTTTTAATTCACCGAGATTCGGTGAAATCCGTACCGCAGGTACAAGCGATGAGCCTAAATTTTGCTTAGGTGATTTATGTAGATGTCTTGGATTATCATCAAAAGGCGTAAATCAAAGACTTAGCAAGGAGGTAATTTCAACTTACCCCCTTGAAACAACAGGAGGCATACAACAGATGTTATTCGTTAATGAAGATGGAATGTATGATGTTATTCTTGATAGCAGGAAACAAGAAGCAAAAGCATTTCGCAAATGGATAACGAGCGAAGTTTTACCTTCAATCCGAAAGACCGGAGGCTACATCTCCACCAAGCAAGAAGACACACCAGAAGAAATCATGGCACGTGCGCTAACCATTGCACAAGCCACTCTTGCCAAAAGAGAAGAACGATTAAAACAGCTCGAAGCTGAAAATGCCCAAAAACAAATTATCATCGAGAGAAAAGACGAGGAAATATCCATGAAGGACGATACTATAAAGGTCCTCGCCCCCAAAGGTAAATGTTACGATGAAATCATGTCGAGTGAAGGACTTGTAACGACAAACATGATAGCGGCATTCTTAGGTGTATCGGCGATCAAGCTGAACAAACTACTATGTGAATGGGGAGTTCAATACAGACAATCTTCTGTTTATTTCCTCACGGCCAAATACCGCAGTAAAGGATTTACCAGACATGTCCCCTACCCTTATATGGATAACGGAGTACAGAAATCAAGAGAACACATGTATTGGACCGAATCTGGCAGAAAGTTTGTCATTGAATTGTTCAATACCAAACTATTGGCATAATACCAGCTATATCCATAAATTATACAAATCCAAAGGGGCGGTTTATCCGCTCCGGGGTTGCCCTACCCTAATAGGGTGCTTTTTATGTTTGTTAAATTATAGACGGGGTAGCCGCTTGTGAAAGTAAGCTATCCCACCGGTAGCGGACGTGTCCGGGAGGATTCCCGCTATTTCAAACATAGGTTAAACAATAAGCTTTTTTATATGGAAACGAACGAATCAAAACAAGATAAACAGACAGTAGAAGTAATCGAACATCGTAGCGTCGATACCATGCGTAACGCAGTCATCAGTGGACAGACAAGGGAGTTATTAATCATGTTGGCAGGATTGCAGGATATAGAGAACTCTTTTTGCAACTGGAAGAACAAGTACGGAATTGTATCAGATAATGATATAGACCACTTTATACAACTAACAACCCAATGCGGAACCTTGATACAGGAAAGTATCATTAAGTCTATAAATGACAATTTAGGCCGATTAGATTTTAAGGCGATATGAAACGTAATATTTTAATCATTAATATAAAGATACCGATGTTTATAATATATCGGATCCCGATTTCCTGAACGTCTCCCTCTCCGAGCTTTCAGGCTGGGTGGAGTATCCAGACGAACGGCAAGCCGAGAGAGAAATTTTTCTAAAATAGAATAAAAACAGATACGATTGTTTGCTAATTTGGAAACAAATTATTATCTTTGTAAATATAACAAGAAACGATATGGCCAGACATACGATAACCATAATACTAAGCGATGAGGCGAACAGTTTTGTAAGGCAGCAGCCATTCAAGGCACAGCAGAAGATAGCGTATAATATTCGTAGAGTGCAGAGTGGTCTAATAGAAAAGGACGTTTTCAAGAAATTGGAAAACTCTGATATATGGGAGTTACGGACGCTTTTCAATGGAATTTGTTACCGTCTGTTTGCTTTCTGGGACACCGAGAAAGGGGCTTTGGTAGTAGTTACTCACGGGATAGTGAAAAAGACACAGAAAACCCCTAAAAAGGAGATAGAAAAGGCAGAGAGAATAAGGAAAGAATATTTTAATGATAAAAAGTAACAGATATGGCAAAGATGAATTTCACACCAGCAGACAAATTGATAGATGATGTATGGGGAAAGGTGGGCACTCCCGAAAGGGACGCTATGGAAGCTCAACTCAAAGATGATTTGCAGGCTTATTACATTGGAGAGGCTATCAAGGCAGAAAGGCTCAAACAGAACCTTACACAGGAGGAATTAGGCAAAAAGGTAGGCGTGAAACGCTCTCAAATTTGTAAGTTGGAGAGCGGTAAAAGTTCTATAACCCTTTCCACGATGAGTAGAGTATTCCAAGCTTTGGGAATTACAACGGCCACCCTTGATTTGGGAATAGGCGGAAAGGTTGCTTTGTGGTAAGCATATAAAGCAGGAACTATAACGAGGAGGACGCAAAACGCCCTCCTTTTTTTGTCTCCTTATACTTATAACACTATCGATAATTTAGAGTACAATTAACCCCCACTCGATCAAAACGTCCAACTTGCACTCTAATTTACCCTAAATTTGTCACTTATTGATGATATATATTTTGATTTTAAAGCCCCGTTCCTTATGGTTCGGGGCTGGATAGTTAGTTTTGAATATTAGTTAGTTTTCCATTTTCAAAGTATAGATAATACCCATTACCATATACCCATTGTTCATGTGTTCCATAACTTCCAATTGTTGTATTTATATCATCAGGTTCTCCCCATGATTCTAAGCACATTTGCTTTGTCATTCCTATTCTAACTTTTCCTTGTATGATTAGATTGGCAATAGCTGTACCGTATTTACGAATTAGATTTGCTTTTCGTTTATTTTTAGCCAATCTTTCTGCTAATATTACTTGTTCGTAATCGGATTTTAGATGAAATCTACCACAAATATAGGATAAAGACTTATTAAGTAAGGTTTGGTATGGAGTTCCTTGATCACTCTCTAAATAACAATAATGTTTTCCATAATTAGGATTGTCAAAAATTAGAATAATTGGACTTCTTTTGTCTAAATCCATGCCATCGTCTTTTTTTCTAGGCTTAACTTGGACATCTATACATTTCCAAACCGATTCCTTTGGAATATTTTTTGATACTGTGTCGTATTCTAAATTTATAAGTCCATCTGCTTTTTTCCCATAACTATCAATAAAAACATCATCAGTACCTACATATATAAATTCTTTATTAAGGTATAATTCTTTCATCTTCTCATAATGGCCTAATACTACCCACTTAAAATTATATTCCTTTGTAAAAATACCGTCTTCTTCTTCTCCTGTTTCTCCTGTTTTTATATTTGTTAAAGATAATCTATGATCCAATCCCTTATTTGTATTATCTGGCAAAATACCATCAACACGATAATAATCGCCAATTTTAAAATAGTTTTTTCGTCTATATAAAGAATAAGGTTCACCACAATACATTATTGTTTGACCAATTAAATGATGGTATGTATATTTCCCTTCATATTTTTCAGGAACCATATTCCTCAAACTATCATAAACAAAATTATCAGATTGGAGCTTTTTTGCTTCGGTATTCATTATTGTTATCTGACAGTAAGCATTATTAGCCAATGATAGAATAATAAAAAAGATGATTTTTTTCATGGGCTTAATCTTTTGACTCGGTTACCTTTAACTTCGCTCCACATTTAGGACACGTCAATACAGTAGTATCGCTATTGGGGCGTACTTCTTCTGGTGATACAAACAATTCCCATATATCAACTCCTAAATTAGAAGCAATTGAAGTAAGAACTTTAATTGAAGGATTGCCTGATATATGTTGGTTCAATGCACTTTGGCTAATTCCCATTCTTTCGGCTAACTCTTTTGTCGTTATACCTTTTTGCTCAATAATATCTCTTATTCTCATATCCTAAAAGTTATTTCTGTTACAAAAGTCGTTTTTTTATTAGTATATACAAGCTATATCTTGTATAAATAAAGTTAAATACAAGATAAATCTTGCTCAAACTATTGTAAATACAAGATATAACTTGTATCTTTATATCATAAAACTAAAACAAAGATATGAAAACGAAAATCAACAAATCGCAACTCTTCAAAATGGCATGGTCAATGTATAAACGCTCTATCTCGGTTCTCGGCCGTGAGTTCTGCCAATCGTTCAGTGCTTGTTTGAGGAACGCATGGTTTAAGATGAAAGCGGAAGCCCGCAAAGCCGAAAAAGAAGCTCGCCGGTTAATGAGAAAGTCAGAATCCGCACAAAAGCTCGAATCGGTTGTATTCGACTCAACAATGGAAAGAGGTATAATAGAGTATTACAGGAGCCAAAGCGGGCGTTATTGCGGAGATTAATACACCAAATACACGTGCTCTTCCAAAACAGCACGAGACGGTAGCCCGGTCACGGGGAAAACAAAAGCCGGGCTACTTTAACAAAAACCAGTAAATTAAACCTATTGTCCGTGACACTCCCTTTCATTCATTATTATTACAAGTTAGCAAAAGTTAAACTCTTGATTATGAGCAAAATAAGGCTGTAAATATTTTGCTAACTCGCTGATAATGAGTATCTTTACAATACTAAAAGAAACCAACATTACTAACATTAAAAACATAAGAGCAATGAATACGTATTACAAGTTTGCGCCAAATGTATTTTTGGCAAAGTGCGACGATAAGCACGAAAAAGGAGAAGTTATAGAAGTTACAACCAAGTATGGAAAAGAAAATGAAAGCATAGTTTTCAATCTGATTTTCGAGCGTGACGGATTCTATTATTACTCCATCGTAAGAGCTGACGGATTCAACGTACAAGAATGGGCTAAACGTAGAGCCGAACGTAGACGTGAGTGGTCTGTATCAGCAGATAAAAAAAGTATTGAATATTCCAAAAAGTCAAATAAGGATAGAGATTTTCTTTCACTTGGAGAACCCATTAAAGTAGGACATCACAGCGAAAGACGACACAGAAAAGCAATAGAGGATGCTTGGTATAACATGGGCAAAAGTGTTGAATTTAGCGACAAGGCTAATGAACATGAAAGAGTAGCCGAATACTGGGACAAGCGTGCTACAACCATCAACCTATCTATGCCAGAAAGTATCGACTTTTATGCTCACAAACTGGAAGAAGCCAAAGAATATCATGAAGGTGTAAAGTCAGGCAAATATCCACGTGAACACTCCTACACTCTTACTTATGCAAAAAAAGCAGTAAATGAAGCTCAAAAGAATTACGATCTTGCAGTAAAATTATGGGGGTAATAAGTGAGAATATATCATTGTTAGATATGTCAGATAAACAATCGTATGCTATCACCAATATTTTACAATCATTGGATAATGCGAAAACTTTCTGCTCGTATCTTGACAAGGACGATTTAAAGAATGAGTTAAAAGATATGATTAAACGATTCATTAAACGGACTGAAAAGAAAATCAACGAAAATCTATAAATCATCAGTTATGACACAAAAAGAAGCATTAAAACAATTAGAAAAGTACTGTCATGCTAATCGGATGCATCTAACCGCTTCGTCATTCTCTTATGGGTATTATGCGTTCGTAATACACGATGAATCATTTACTGGGGATAGAGTAATAGAAGGGGGCATTCCATGCCACAGGATAAGCGGGTATCTGAAACCCACAGAATTGTTAATATGGATTGATGGGTATCACGCAGGATTGCAAAATTCAAAACTAAATAAAAGGAATATAGAATGAAATACAAATTCAGAATAATCGAAACCTACTCGAAGATAGTGGAGGTAGAAGCAGAAAACATGAATTCCGCTCATGAGAAAGTAGAAGAAATGATAAACACAGAAGAAATCGCCCTTACTGACGATGATTTTGAAGACATAGAAATTTACCCTTATGGAAACCAAAACAAGTGAAGCTATATCCCTACTCCACTCCGGGTCTTTGAAAGAAGCGTTGGCTATATTTTCTACATTTCGAGTTGGGTTCTCCAAAGAAGAACGTAGGACATTGAAGATTGCACATGAATGTCTCTCCGGAAATTCTGTTTTCTATCGACAACTCGGAATTGACACAGACAAGGAGATAGAGAAAAGCAAATCATTATTATTCGAGAAGTATGGGTAGAGGTGGTTATCGTAAGCCAAAAACAGCATCGGGAATATTCTGTGATTGTATTCGTCCATACAATATATGTCTGGTAAAGAGCAGATATATACATTCGATGCAAGGATAAGTATGGACGTGAAATATAGTTTGCAACTGGTTTGTTTGCACAGATACTTGACCGAAAGTTGCTGAGAGACAAAAAGTTAAACAAAGTTTAAGTCCACGATATTTAGTGCGTAAACTATTGATATTCAATATATTATTTGTATATTTACATATCCAAAATAACAACTTAAACAATAAGAGCAATGAATAGAGTACAACAAATGACAGCAGAACTCAACAAGGTACTGCATTCAACTACATACCTGTTTGAGATTGATACAGAAGATTACGTTTTTGGTTTCAAGAAAACCATTAGAAAGCGTACTAAGGATTTGGTAAAGGCTATTAAGCTGGAGCAAAAAGTAAGAAAGGACTTAGGTAGATTCTTATCTGAAACCGTTCGTATCATAGCGGTAAGAATGTATAAGAATGGCGAACTGAAGGCTGAGCTTAAAGCCGAAGAAATAACAGCAACGTATAACGGATAGAACAATGGAAACTAAAAGAACAATGACAAGCAAAGAGAGTTTTGCTATTCTTCACGAAATAGAAAATCGTAAATATCCCGGCAATATTAAATTGTCTGATTGGTGCGAGCAAAAGCAAAAAGCTAAATCAGAAGCAATCAAGAGCCTTGTGCCAGAAGTCGGGATTGGCTGCACAGTTTGTTATTACTCTGACAAACGGGCGGCAACAGTAACTAAAATTATTTCTCCATGCAAAATAGAAGTTACTTTCAACCAAACGAAATGCTTAGACTATTATAATGGCGAATATGAGATACTTCCAGAACTTGAAGGAATGCCAAAAGTTTTTACCAAAAGAAGAAACGGATTTTGGGTGGCAGAAGGACAGTCTTATAAAGATGGTGTTTTACTTATGCTTCATTACCAAAGTCATTATATAGACCCTACATTTTAAATTTACAGCAATGAGAACAGCAACATTGAAAGAGCCATATAAAGGCTATCGAAACATCATTCTAATCGAATATTGGCCGAACACGTTTAAATGGGAAGTCGAGATTTGTGGAAGTGGTAAACACATTTTTGTATATGAAGACGAATTTGAGGAGGATTAAGCCATGACATACGACGATTTGAAAGAAGAAGATGTTGAGAAAATGCGGAATCTCAACAGTAAGAATTACTACTGCCTATCTTGCAAAGAAATGGAAGCACTTACTAAGAAACATCAAAAACACCGTAAAATTGGTGATGAATATACCTGTTTGCTCATAGAATATCGCTTAGATGATATAAATTTCCATACCGAAGCAGGTTTATTACACTCTGGAGAATATGAAAAAGTCATAGAAATGATAAAAACGTGGTAGTTTAGACAATTTTAGCACTAAAAGTGCATGAATTTCATATACTTTTTATATATTTACACCGTAAAAAGAACAAAAAAATGAAGATTTTTACATCGTATTTCGGTAATAGCCGAAAACTGAAAGAGGCGGGAGTTAATATGATTTGCGTAGCAATCGGAAAACCCAGATTTATAGCTGGTATTCCACAAATGCTGAATGTTTGCCCAACTCGTTATATGGTGAGTGGACCTTGTTCTCACGATGAATACCTAAAACTCTATGACAGAATATTGGCGAGCCAAGATGCAAGCCAAGTCGTGAAGCAAATTGAAGCATTGAGTGAAGGCAAAGATGTCGCTCTCTGCTGTTACGAAAAGCCGGATGATTTCTGCCATCGTCACATTTTAGCAAAATGGCTTACCGAAAAGACAGGTATTGAAATCAAAGAGTTTGGAGTTGTTGAGAAGAAAGAACCTAAGTATGAACAAGCAAGTTTGTTTTGATATGGATAATTACATATTTAGAGGAAAAAGAACGGATAATAATGAATGGGTATATGGTTTCCTTGCCGATGTTGACTATATTAACGATAAGGAAACGGTTGATTTGTCTTCAACAGAGGTGAGAGCTAATACAGTAAGCCAACAGATTGGATTGAAAGACAAAAATGGAATTGATGCGTATTTCGGGGATATTGTAAAGTTTAACCCCAAAATATTAGATGAATTTGGAAGTAAATACATAGATGCTCCATTTTCCCAACTTGGAATAATAAGCAAAGACAAATACGGTCATTCTGTACTGAAAGCTATAAAATACAATGGTGAAATAAATGATAAGTCAGCATTTCATATTGAAGAGATACTCAAAGGTGAAATAGTTGGCAATGAATGGGATAATTGTGATTTCAAAGAATTAGCCAACCATCAATAGCGTTTGATGGAATGCTGCCAGATTTGCCAAGCAAGCGATGGTTTGACAGCATAGGCGATTGCGGAAATAGCTCATCGGTAGAGCGTTGGCATTCCAGCCAAAGAGTGGGGTTCGATTCCCTGTTTCCGCTCGAATGCCGTTCAAGTCGGCTCGGTGATTGAGATTATGGTAAATGGCAGAAAGGTTCGATTCCTTTCTTTAGCTGGGTCTGTACAATCTGACAGCGTGGAAAGACACGCAAATTTGGTGGTATGGCGGAATTGGTAGACGCTACATTGCGGTAGATAGTACTGAATAGGAAGCTGAGGAAGCTAACAACAGCTCAGTCGCTAAACATATCATTTCAGGTTCAAGTCCTGATATCACCACGTAGGGATAAAATGGTCATAGGGTGCTAAGACTAAATGAACGGAAATTCTAAGCGCGCATAAGAATGGATGTCATCAAGACCGTTGCTGAAAGTAACAGGTTGAGTAGTTTAAAAATCGTAGGATAACCAATCTACGGACGAAAACGAGAAATCAGACGATACTTGTGTAGGTTCGACTCCTACTTATCTCTCAACCCTTATAGTAGCGATAAGCAAAAGCAAGGATATAAAAGCTTATGTAGTTTACGGGGTGATGGAAATTGCCATCTGACACGACTGAAAGAAGCCGAAAGATTGCATAAGTGTTCTTGCAAGTAGCTTGCAAATTGAATTTGTTTGTTAAGCCTGTCGGGAATACGCTCGGCAGGCATTTAACGCAAAATGTATATGAAGTTATATACAACTCGATAATATGAACGATAAAGGACTAATAAGAGCATGTGAAAACTCCGGCTGCGGCTGGAAATGTTGTTCGTTCGGGGCGGACGGGCATATTGTAATCTTGCCCAATGAACTTGATGGGCACCAAGAAGAAATCTCCCATTTACAGATTATAGACGATGATTATTTTGGCGGTAAAAAGGTAAAATGTATCGCCAAAGACTGTAAGTCATGTGACAATGGTTATAAGCCTATCATGTGTCGCAGTTATCCATTGTGGGTAAAATCTGTAAAGAAGGGCTTTGTTTTTCGTAGTGGTAAGTGTCCGTTGAAGAATGAACAGCTTACCAAGCATAAGGAGTTTGTATTGGACATCTTTGACAATTACAGAAAGCGTTGTTGCCTAAAACTGACATAGACACATTCCTCTCTAAAGCATGGATTGACCGTTACGAACCATTGTTCCCAACGCATAAAGGAAGTATTGAGTACAAGATGCAAGTGAAAGCATTGTCTATGTCTGATATATCCGAAATTGAAAAAATGGAGCAAACTCTTCTTGTCAATCCTGATATATGTTTTCCTTCTGAGAAGGAAGATATAGCAAAGTGTCTGCAATCCGGTTGCAGTTTCGGGCTACTGGTAAATGACAAGTTGGTCGCCTATTCGCTTGCATACTTTACTGAATACGGTACTGCCTACGTGGATAAATGTTTTGTTCATGCTGATTATAGAGGTAACGGATTCCAGTACATACTTATTAATGCGAATATAGCGAAACTGGTTTCTAATGGTGTTCAAGAAATATTTGCTATGACTTCACCCAAGAATGAGGCAAGCATGAAGAGTTTCGTCAATGCAGGGTTCTCATTCAAAAGAGATACCAAATATAAAGGGATTGAACGTTTAATCTTAAAGTGGGAGCTATGAAAGTTATAGTTTACACCAAGAATATCATTGAGAACATCGAAAAGGCGCAAACACTTGTTAATATACCTATCTCTTTAATGTTCAAAGATTTCTACGAAGATATTTATGAACATATAGCAGATAGGGTAACAAATAATATTTTCGGGCTACATTTAAAAAATAGTATTTGCTATTCCATCAGCAAAGCTGTAAAAGAGAATAAAGGAGCAGTCGTAACATCATTTTCCGATGCTTGGAGATGCCTTAATATAAATGGAGATACGGGGCATGGAATACGGGAATTTTACATTCCTATTAATGCTTGCGACAATAGGGAAGGGTTAAGTATTTATGAAGTACGTAAACTATCCGATGAGATAAGGATGCTTTCAAACTCTCATATATGTGGCTTGATTACTTCGGGATGTCTCAACGAAAATCATCCCTCAGAAAAAGAACTGTATAGCATCTGGAGTAAACTTCGTAATAATATCGAATCAATTAGTCTGGGAGGTAGCTTTTGGCTTGGTCAAGATTCTAAATTACCCGGATTTATAAGTGACGTTCGTATCGGCGAATATATGCTGTTTGGTACAATACCATATTGTAACGATAAGCAAAAAAAAGGCCTGAACGGAATAGAGTTACAGACAAAAGTGATAGGCGTTTTCCCGGAACGCGGGCAGTTGATTTTGGACTGTGGTTATTCAATGGCAGATTTGGATAAATGTCATATTGATTATCATAAAGATTTGAAGTATGTAGATAGCTCCAGTGAATACACGATTATGGAATGCGAACATGTTTCAGATTATTGTATTGGCGATGTGGTTACGTTTGTTCCCAATTATAAATCATTAGTCAAGTTGAGATATGCAGAATATGAATATAGATAAAAGGTGGATAGACTACATAGCCAATCGCACATTTGGCATGGAACTGGAATTTGCGGATGGCGATAAACAGCGCATTCCTCTTCCATCCGGTTACAAGTGGACGGACAACAAATTAACCATGATGAATAACTCAGACGGTTCAGCAGTTACACATCACGGTCAGTTTGGCGGTGAGATTAACACCCGACCGTATCATTATTGTGTGGAAGATTTGCAAGAATTGAAAGACTTCATTCAGACTATGAAAGATGCAGGAAGCTATCTTATGTGGAATGAAGGTTTTGATGCACATCTGTATATCAAGGATATGGGTTTGGATGTTATCAAACGCATGTTTGCACTATCCTACTATACTGCATATCCTATCAAGCGAATATTTGATATTGCCGAGTGGTGGGAAACAAAATATCTTGTTCCAAGTCCACCATACGATGTAGTAAAACGAGTGTTGGAAGCTGACAATATCGACAATCTTCTAAAAGTATTCAGTAATGGATCTGACAGGGGGCACATACGTTATTGGCTCAATCTTTGTTCTATTGCGAAAATTGGTACGGCAGAGTTCCGTATATTCAACAGTTCTTGGGATTTTGATAAGGTTCTGGAAACAATCAAATTCATGTATTCATTCGTGGAGTATGCCTATCTACATGAAGACATGAAGGAATATAAGCAACTCACTACAATTGATAAATGTATTGAAGCGTTCCATATCGATTATTCTAAAGTTCCCCAAAGGCACAAACCGTTGCTTTGGGCGGCAGAACATTCGGATAATGTTACGATAGTGGGTTCCATGTTCAAAAAGTCAAATCGTATGCTTTCTTTCATCAAGAAAGAAGCGGCCAAGTTTGATGTAGCCCATGTGGTTAACTCATATTACATGGATATAGAGCAGGTTCTTATTAACCGTGAGATTAAGGTGTACACAAAAGAGTATTTCATCTATATGATGTACAAAGTAATCAAAGGAGAGATAAAGGAACTGCGTTTTAATGACGAATATGAGTTCCTAAATATCAAGTCTGAAAGCCCGGCTGAAATCATTGCAACTATCCATCTGTTCAATGCTATCAAGAAGCATAAAAACTCACAGGATATTTACCATAAGTCGCTTTATGATGATTTCATGGCTAAATTGGAGTATTACCATAAGAAATATACGGAGCGTTACCAAAAACTTGTGGATAATCTTAAAAGCAAGTCTGTTGAAATTTTTTATTGTGCTGATATATCGGATGCAATACTTAATTGCAACAAAAATGATATTATGATTTATCAGAATGAGTTTCATTCCGGCATGAAAGCGACAAGTAACGCATTACAGCGTTTCCTTTTGGATGACTTCGGCTGGCAGGAACGTACTAAAACAAAGTATGCAGAAATAGATGAAGAACAAGTTAATTACATGGCTCTCTCGCAGCATGGGTTTATGGGCAGAAGAGAAGTATTTAAAGACCAACGTACATATATCTGGTCCAATGTGGTAGAAAGCGGAGATAGTAGTTTTAACAAGCGAACTATCATCCCCCTAAAGTATAAACGGCTTCCGGATGATTACGTACTTACAAATAATAGCAAACTCCGGTTTGTACGTGCTTCTATGGCAGAGATTGATTATCTACGTATGATTTACTTGAAGAAAGGGATTATACTTGGTTCCGCTCCATTTTGTTACTTGTGGTTTTTGGATGATTATGTGTTCGGAGCTTGTATGTTCGACTTTTTGAAAGTCAGCAAATATGGAATGGATGCAGTTTGGATGAAGTCGGATTTTGTGATAGACCATCCTTTACCTAAACTAAGCAGGTTGCTAATTATGGGTGTGCTTTCGTCAGAATTTAAAGCGGAGTTGGATATAAGGTATAAGCATAATTGTGGTGTTATAGCCACTTCTGTATTTACCGATAAACCTGTAAGCATGAAGTATCGGGGTGTATTTAAATTGCATGAACGCTGTGTTGGTAAATTGCATTATATACAGGATGCTGGTATTCGTGGGAAATTAGATGATATTTTAAAAGCTTTTGTGAAAAAATACGGCGATGAGCCGAGAAAGGAATAAAAGTTATGAAGCAGTTTCAAATAAAAGAAGTTCCGCTTTCTTCTATCAAGCTGATTAAGAAGAATGCAAGATTCATGGAGCAATCCATGTTTAACCAACTTGTGAATAATATTCGTAGAGATGGACAGTTAAGCAGTGTCCCATTTTGTGTTGAACATAACAACGGAACTTATACTGTTGTTTCTGGAAACCATAGAATCCAAGCAGCAAATATGGCTGGTTTGACATCATGTCATATTATGTATATTAATGAAAAGGATATTACCAATGACGAAATACGGGCTATTCAGCTAAGTGCAAATTCGATAAACGGTCAAGATGACCAAGAAATAATAAAGCAATTGCTTGATGAAATAACAGATGTAGCATTGAAAGAGTATGCTCATATCAGCAATGAAGTTCTGGAAAGCGTGAAGGACATAAACTATACGGTTGAAATGCCGAATAACGAAATTGTTCCAGTTACTCTGATGTTTGTAGATACGCAAAAAGTTTCATTTGATAAACTTATGGAAACATTGGAGTGCTACTCTGAAAAGGAACTTGGGAACCTCACTTTATTAGACATAGAAACGATGCATAGGCTGAATGAAGTTAGTGCTAAAGTTCAAGCCAAATATAAAATCAAAGCACAAGCACTAAGTATTTGTAAAATGTTGGAAATTGTAAACAATGTATTGGAGGGAAATAAGGATGGCACAGAAGTTTAGAATTCCAGTAAAGAAAAAGAAAGAAATTTTTCTCAATGCCCTTGATGCTCGATTACTGAATGTTACCAAAGCATGTGAAGCAGCTGGTATATCCAGAACTCTTGCATATAAGTGGAAAGAAAAGGATGAAGAATTTCGTAAACAATGGGAAGAAGTCGAAGAATCATTCAAAGACAAACTTGAAACGGTAATGTTTACGAAAGCTATTACGGAACAAGATAATACGATGCTCATTTGGTTGAGTAAAACAAAAATGCGTGATAGAGGGTATGTAGAAAAAATAGAACAAGACATTACGGTTAATCCATTTGAGAAACTTATGCAAGAACTTCCGGACGATGAAGAATGAGCAAAGCGGATAAATCAATACGATACATGAAGGCATGGCGAGAGGATTGGTGCAAGTTTGCGCATGATGTCTTACATGCACGGCTGGATAAAGAGCAGCAAACGATTTTGGAATCTGTTCAGCACAATCCAATGACGGCGGTTGCCAGCGGAACTTCAAGAGGAAAGGACTATATTGCCGCCTGTGCCGCTATGTGTTTTATGTATCTTACCCCTCGTTGGAAGGATGGTAAATTGGTTAAAAATACTAAGATAGCGATGACTGCGCCATCGGGTCGCCAAGTAAAGGATATTATGATACCTGAAGTTTCCAGATTGTTCCGCAATGCAGAAATATTACCCGGTCGTTTACTTTCATCAGGTATCAGAACCAATTATGATGAGTGGTTTCTGACAGGGTTCAAATCAGGTGATGATAATATGGAAGCATGGTCAGGGTTCCATGCTGTGAATACCATGTTTGTCGTTACCGAAGCCTCCGGCATATCTGAAACTATCTATAACGCCATAGAGGGTAACTTACAGGGAAATTCCCGTTTGCTTATTGTATTTAATCCGAATATCACAACTGGATATGCGGCACGTGCGATGAAGTCAGAACGATTTTCAAAGTTCAGGCTTAATTCTTTGAATGCGGAAAATGTAGTCAGTAAAAAGCTGATTATTCCCGGACAAGTTAACTACGAGTGGGTAAAAGATAAAGTGATAAATTGGTGTTCTCCCATTCAGAAAGCAGATTTTAATGAAGGAGAAGGTGATTTTAAGTGGGAAGGTGGTCTGTACCGACCTAATGACCTTTTTCGTGTCAAGGTACTTGGTATGTTTCCAAAAGTCTCCGAAGATGTACTTATTCCGTATGAATGGATAGAGATTGCAAATGATAATTGGAATCGTTTACAAGAAGAAGGTTTTACACCGTCTAAATCATGTAAGATTGGCTCTGATGTTGCTGGTATGGGACGAGATGAAAGTGTACTTTGCCCTCGATACGGCAACTATGTCCCTAAATTTGAAGTTCACCAATCTGCTGGAAAAGCGGATCACATGCATGTCGCAGGAATGCACATCATATATCTTTCTGACAAAAAATCCAAAGCGTACATCGATACAATAGGTGAAGGAGCTGGAGTATATTCCCGACTGGAAGAACTCGGATATAGGAACGTTTATTCTTGCAAGTATTCCGAGAGTGCAAGAGGCTTGCATGACCTTACCGGACAATATGAATTTGCCAATATGCGAGCTTACTGCTATTGGTCTTTACGAGATTGGCTTAATCCGAAGAACGGTTTTGGGGCAGCTATTCCCCCTTGTGACAAACTCATGGAAGAAGCAACCGAGACACATTGGAAGTTCCAAAGCGATGGCCGGATTATAATTGAACCGAAAGAAGAAATCAAGAAACGTATCAAACGTTCACCAGACTATATGGATGCACTAGCTAATACGTTTTATCCACATGACTATGATTTTATTAGTGACGAAGAACTACTAAAAGACTTTTTATGATCGCTATAAACCTCTATCTTTGTATCGAAGACTGTCTTATTATTTTACAATAATTGCAGTTTTCATTGCTCTTATGTACGCCGGCTTGTGAAAGTCGGCGTTTTTTATATTACAATATCCAAGTTACCAAAAGTTAAACTATTGATTATGAGCAAAATAAGGCTGTAAATATTTGGTTAACTCACTGATAATGAGTATCTTTACAATACTAAAAGAAACAATATTACTAACAATTAAAAGACAAGAGTAATGAAAGTAAAAGATTTAAGAATTAACGATTTATTGTCATTTGGTGAATACATAGAAATGGCTGATGAGTACCTTAGTGAGTTTGGAAGGAAATCAAATGGTGGATATGTGATGAGTGGGACAGAATGTAAGGCTGTTTCTTATCCAAAGGATAAAAGCGAGAAGAAATTAGAAGTGACTATCAATTACAGGGAGCAGACAATCGAAATCATTTAAGTTTAACCAGCAGGACTAAATTCCTGCACAATAATACATAAGAGTAATGAAACATTCGGAAGAACAAATAAAAGAAATAATGTTGGCCCTATACGAACAACTTGGCAGACATAGATTTGTAGTTATGACAGGATCAAAATTTACCGGTTACATGGAGAATGAATCTGGTGACATGGAGCAGGTTATTAAATTGAGCAAAAATAAATCTGGCGCAGATAAATTAATTATTACTTATGAAGAAGGTAAGGATACTTATTCTATGAGATTCATCAAATCCCCGAAATTCAACAAAAAGACTTTTTCTTTTTCCGAGGCCAAAGAGGTCTTCTTTTCGAGTGATATTTATGCTGAACAGTTGCAAGAAGTGTTCACACAAGTGACAGGCTTATATACTCATCTTTAAACATAAAATCGATGAAAGCAAACAATCCTAACTACAAATTCGAAATAGCATAACTAAATACATAAGAGCAATGAAAAAGAAAGCCGTAGAATACAGCATAACAGCAAAAAAACAAGATTTTGAAGTTGTCAAAGTTTATTCTTCTATAGACTCGGCCAAATTCGCAAGAAAGTTCTATCATGAAGATATTCTTATTTATGAAAGTGCATTCATTATATTGATGAACAAAGCCTGCAATATAACCGGGTATGCTAAAATTTCTCAAGGAGGAATATGCGGAACATTAGCTGACAAAAGATTGATTGCCAAATATGCTATTGATACCCTCTCTACTAATGTCATATTCGTTCACAATCACCCAAGCGGTAACAAAAACCCTAGTAATGAGGATATAAAAATGGCTCACTCCCTTAAAAATATATTGGATATATTTGATATAAAATTATTAGACAGTATTATTTTAACCGAAAATGATTACCTTTCAATGAACGATGAATGCCTTATATAGTATCTCAGCTGCAACCTTACATGCAGTTTTCAGATTCACTGACGAAACAATCTTTGCCATTCTCAATAGAATAACTGGATAATGACGCAAATTCAATTCCACTCGCCTTTGGTTACTTGATGATAAATCACTCATTCCCAACTATCTTGTTTTTGTATTACTTTGTCTTATTTTTATTATCCTCTTTTCTTAAAAAAATAAAACTCGATCAATATTTTATTGAAAAGTGTATGAAATTCATATACTTTACTATATATTTGCAGAAAGCGTATGAAGATGTACGCCACCCGACTTGTCGTAAACACCTGTTTGTCCGTTTAGGCGGAGGCACATCTGAAAGAAGATGCGAATAGTCTGCTGGCTACATTGCTACGCAGACTATTTTTTTGTTTAAACCTAAATGAAATGAACAGACAACAGCAAGTTTTCGTAAGGTTGAAACTTAAAGCGAAGGCGTTAGGGTTCAACGCAAAGGAATTGAAGGGTATCGCCGCCAAGATTGCCGATAACCTAAAATCCGCAGAAGATGCCTCAGAAGAGGATGTAAACGCAGAAATCGACGAACAGATAGAAGCGGTTCTCCCTTACCTCACTTTCGGCCAGTCGCAAGCCAACCGTTTGCTTGACGAATGGAAGAAGAAACACCCCGAAGCTGAACTGGACGATGAACTGGATGACAACATTCCGGATGATACTCCGAAACCAGCTTCAAACAAGAAAAATTCCAAAAACAAAGGAAATGAACAAGACGAAGAACCCGCATGGTTTAAGTCTTTCAGAGAGCAACAGGAAGCCCGTTTTGCCGCATTGGAAGGTGAAAAAGTTTCTAACTTGCGTAAAGCCAAACTTGAAGCCCTGCTGAAAGACACCGGAACATTCGGTTCGCGTACCTTGAAAAGCTTCTCTAAAATGAGCTTTGAGAGTGACGACGATTTCGAGGAGTTCTATTCTGATGTTGAGGAAGACCTGAAGAATTACAATCAAGAGCGTGCAGATGCAGGTTTGGCAACATTGTCAAGTCCTCCTGCTGCCGGAAGTAAAGGTTCGGGTAAACAAGACGAAGTATTAACCGACAAAGAAGTTGAAGATTTAGTCAACACTTTCTAAGTCAAAAAAGAAATTGTAACAATGGGTGCAACAGCAAATTTAGCAAGCGAAATGGAAATTCTAAATGCCGGAATGGATTCTGTCGTAATTCGGCATTATGTAGCTGGCATTATCGGAGGTCGTACTCTTGACGTATCAAATTATAACCTTCCGGTTATTAAAGCCGGGCACGTTGTTATTCGTGATCCGTCCACAGACACGTACAAACCTATGCCCGTAAAATCATCTGGCGATGGATACGAATCACTTCCCGGTTCCCACGAATATGTAGGAGTAGTCGTATGTACAAAACCAACTAGCGAACCATTGGTTGGCATTATGTATAGTGGCGAAGTCAATGATTTGGCTAGCCCATACCCCATAGACGACATAAAAGCGGCTATGAAAACGGCATTGCCAACTCTTGTATTCTTACACGATTAATGTAGAAAGGAGGTAAAAAATGAAAGAATCACTATTTATTGAATACATCAGAAAGATTTTCCCGAAACTTCAAACCATCATCGAGAGAATCAATGGTAAGCGAGGCAATCAGCTTACATATCTTCACAAGACAATGCTTCGCAAAGAATATTCCGCAGACCAAAAGTGGGAAAGTGCATCAGTTAACACAACTTATGTTGCGGCCGACATGGTAGCAATGGACTCACCTCTCCCTCCCAAGATGAGAGACTCCATTGCTCACGCAAATGGTACATTGCCAAAGGTCGGAATGAAAAAAATTCTTCGTGAGACTCAGATCAACACAATCAACATCATGAAAGCTCAAGGAGCTGCGTTCACTAATATAGCTAACAAGCTAACCAACGATGCGGTAGCTTGCTCTGTTGGTATCGATGAAAAGAACGAAGCAAACTTTTTAACTGCTTTATCTGATGGTGTCGTAATCGTTGAAGATGAGAACAATACAGGAACTGGATTGCGCATAAATTTCAACTATTTACCGCAAAATAGTTTTGGTGTAGAGACATCTGGAACTATTTCTTCCGATGACATAAAGCGTGTTATTGCAAAAGCTGACGCAGATGGAAACTCCATTACAACGATAGCAATCTCGTTATCGACTTACAATAAAATGAGACAAGAACAATGGGCAAAAGAATTGGTAGCCAACTATCGTGGACAGACGTTCGATAGCAACACCAAGTTACCTGTTCCTACTGCTACATTATTTGACGAAGCATTTGCCGATGACAACAACGGAATTACATTCTTAAAGATTGACCGTACAGTCATTTCTGAGAAAAATGGTAAACGTACTCCATACAAGCCGTGGAATGCGAACAAACTAATATTCCTTACCACACAAGAAGTTGGCGCATTGGTTTGGGGTACACTTGCGGAAGTTACTAATCCCGTAGCAGGAGTAATTTATTCCACGGTAGATGAATACAAACTTATCAGCAAGTATTCTAAAAATGATCCTTTGCAGGAATTTACAAGTGGTCAAGCATTAGTTCTCCCTGTTATTGAAAACGTAGACCAAATCTACTCCCTTGACATCTCAGAGGCTCAAACGATTGACTCCACCGAAGAGGGAAAAGATTCTACCGATAAGAACATCACCATTTGGGGGCAAGCTTACATAAAAGCAAACTTCGTCGCAGAGTTCAATAAAATAACCGGTAAAAACTTATCGACGGCTATTTCAGACGATAAGTTAATTGCTGCTGTAAACAAATTGAATGATGCCGATGAAGCTAAGCTCAAAAAAGCTGTTGAATCATATAAAACAACAAATGGAGATAGTTAAGCCATGAAGACAATTCAGCAAGCTCTCATAGACGAAATACATTATCCGATTTCTATCGGTTTTGTAGAGAATGTGATGATAAAACGCAAACTCAATCCAGTTGGTGATTGCGATTCAGATATAATGAACTCAAAGGAGTATATGGGAGCTTTGGCTGATTGTCTTTGGTCTTTGGTTCAAGCTATCAATTTTTCTGAAGCAGACAAGTCTTTCGGGTCTTTGTCAGATAAAGACAAAGAACGTATTCTGTTACGTGTTAACTCAATCTATAATGCCATTGGTGAACCTTCGGTAGAGTTGGAGGCAAAGCCAATGGTATATATAGGTGACTGCCTTTTGTAATATGTCAGTAATAAGACTATATCCACACAGATTGCAGTACCTCGTATCAAAAGATGGTTACGAGGATAGCAATGGTGATTATCATGAAGGAGAAACTAACTGGGAAGGCTGTATTGAATGCGACGCGGTTCCTGCCGGTAAAGCCTCTGAAAAAGAGTTTGAAGATGGTATTGTAAGAAGCTATTCATATACAGTTTATCTACGTGCAAATTGTCGAACATTCATGATAGGTGACAGGATTAAGATACATCTGCTTGAAGGAATTGAAAGGGAGTTTAGTGTGAAAGGTTTCCATCGCTACCAGCTTCAGTGTAAAATTTGGGTTTAGAATATGGGTATAAGAATGACCACCAAGCTAAGCGAAGTGCATGACATGCTCATGAGAGAAGCAGAGCGTGTCGAGCGTCTTACTATTCGTGCTTTATCCAAACTTGGCGAACAATGCGTTACAAAAATTCGTGATAGAGCAGGTGATAAAAGTTGGTACGACCAAACAGGCAACTTGCGTAGTTCGGTTGGATATGTAATTGCTCATAATAAGAACATCATTCAATACTCAGCTTTCAACCAAGTGAAGCAAGGTTCAGAAGGTGTAAAAACAGGTAAAGACTTAGCGGAAGAACTTGCTAAAAAATATTCCAATAACTATGTACTTATCGTAGTCGCCGGAATGAACTATGCTGAATTTGTAGAAGCGATGGATAATAAAGACGTAATTGCATCAACCGAACTTTGGGTAAAAGAACAAGTTCCATTGATGCTTGAAAAACTTAAAAGACAGATTGCGAAATAATGAAATCCGATATTGAAATAGCTAAGTTCGTTTATCACAAAGTTAAAGGTACAGAACTCGAACGTAATGTCACCGGTAAATTGAGTGATAGAGGAAGGCCTAACAAATCTGAAAAAGAAGATATAGTCATATCTGTTCTTGCAAATGAAGGTTGCGGGCAAATACAACGAGCTTATGTGAATGTCAATATATATGTTAAAGACCTATGGAATGAAGATACGAAACAATGGGAACGAGATACGGTCCGTGTAGGCAAATTATGCGAATTGTGTAAGTTCCTTTTCTCCATACGTAGAGGTGACTTCCATACCGTGCCATCGGAATGTAACCAAAAGGTGCATCCGACGGGTGTTTCCTTTGAGGACGGACATACGGAACATTTCATTAATAACAAACTGTATATCGAGATTAATAACGAATAAATTTTTAATGTAAATTAGGTATATCATGGCAGTAATAGGATGGGGTAAACCCCGTGTATTTATAAAAGATTTGGATGCTTCTGCTCCTAAATGGGAGGAATTACCTACCCCTGTGGAAGATTCTACACAGTTGACGACAACAAAAGGAGATAAACAAGAAGCAAAAATCGAAGGGGGCGAAAATGAGGATGTAAAGTATGGAAAGAATACCTATGCTTTGGCATTGAACATTCGTGCCGCAAAAGGACGTAAACGCCCTGTAAGTGATAGCGATGGTGTTGTTGCACACAATTATGCCGTTGTTGTTCAACCGGAAGATCCAGAAGTTCAAGGCTTCTGTATGGAGAAAACGACAGTTTCCGTCGAAGACACATTTACCTCTGCTGATGGAGGTGTCTGGGCATACACTTTTGATGCTTTGAAAGCAGCCGCCGATAAAAAACAAATTCAGTGGGGTAAAATCATCGTGACGGAATCTGGTGGAAGCATCAGTAAAATTGAATGCGATCCTGAAGATGAATCTGGAGATGGAGATAAATTCGAAGTAGCTCCTAATCCAAGCGTTGGAGGATAATTCAATAGGTAGATAGAGCCAACGTGGGGGCTTTGTACCCACGTGTCCTGCGTATCTAGTGTAACGGTAGCACATATACACTCCATGTATAAAGTTGTGGTTCGACACCACAGATGCGCTCAATATAATATAATTTATTTTACATGGACAAAGAAGGGAAAATAATAGAAATGGATATTGCAGATACTATTATGGAAAGGCCTTATGAGTTCCATATAGGGGAAGAAATGCAATTCTACTTATACCCTGCCACATTAGGTAAAATATACCTCTTATCACGTCTTACCGAAAATTTAGAAATAAATACAGACTTCCTTTCTCTAAATCCATATATGGAAGCATTACGATTATGTGATTCCAAAAGAGATATTATATGCAAAATATTGTCTTACCATACATTCGATAAAAAGGAAGAATTATTCAATAGCCACCTGATAAATGAAAGACAAAAGTTATTTGAAGACAACCTCTCGAACGAAGAACTTGCTCAACTATTCATAATAGTGTTATCAAAGGATAACATCGAGCAGTTCATTAAACACTTCCAGATTGATATTGAAAAGAAAGAACAAGAAAAAATATCAATAATCAAGAAAAAGAAGTGTAACACTATAACCTTTGGAGGTAAAAGTATTTATGGTACTTTGATAGATATAGCCTGCGAACGCTATGGCTGGACTATGGACTATGTTGTATGGGGTATTAGTTATGCCAACCTGCATATGTTACTTAATGATTACATAACATCTATATACCTTACTGACGATGAGATAAAAAAATATCATATATCTATGGACCGAACATTTATAAACGGGGACGATCCTAAAAATATGGATAAAATAAAAGGCATGAAGTGGGACTAAAACTCAATGAATTTACCTCGGTCGTATTCGCTATAAGAAAAACATATATTATGTAAAAGTGCGTTATTATCCTCGTCAACATTAATTACTTTATATCCATAAAAATAAAACATCGGCCATGTAAAGCCGTCAGGTTTATAAAGTATTACAGCCAAATATACCCCTGTTTTTATGTCCTCAAAAATATTTATTCCAGAAAACGTGTCAGATGTATATGCGGGAGTCAACTCATTACCCAACTTATCTCTTAAAACTTGAGAATCGCCGTACTCCATTGTAGACATATAGCTGTCATCAAAGTCTCTTGCTGTTTCATATTCATACAAGCGAACCAAAGAAGGAGATGCAATTTTATTATCACATTTTACATTAATCATTACTGATAATATCTCAGGATCATTATCTGAGCAAGATGCAATGGATAAAGCACAAACTATGATTAGCAAAAACTTTCTCATAATTCTAAAATTTGTATTAGTTACGTTTATCATTTTTCTAATTTATTTTTCTTTGCAAGCCAATAATTCGACTCTTTCAATGCCAAATCAAGACCCTCTTTAAGACCATCGGCATAATTAAAAATATCATCGATAGTCTCAATGTCAATCCATTCATTCGTCTTGTAGTTATCCTTTGGCAAGCATATTTTTTTACTCCGTTTCCCTATATAAATGCGGCAAATCCACCACCATGTACTACCATCTATGTTCACGGAAAAATAAGTCTTGTAGTCGTTATATTGAATACGAGATACATCTACATACTGCCTCAATATACTGCGCACGATGTTATAGGCATCTATCTCCTCTTGTGTAGTAACTATACCTTTTTCTCGGTCTTGAAATACTACACCATCGGGAAGTTTTTCTTCATTCATTTCGTTCGGCTGTTGATTTTCATTCTCAACCTCTTGTGACATTTGCTTTTCGACCTTATTCTCATTCTTTATAGCCACATTCAAACGGTCGGATATAATATCGTTAATCACCGAAGCAATGGATTTCTTAACAATAGGTCTATATTGATCAACAAGTTTTGCCGTATATTTTCCATCATTAAGATTACGGACAAAATAACGTGTAAATTCATCGTCCGGCATTTGGAAATTACGATTAAGCATTTCTTTTACTTGTATCGTGATTTGTAACTCTTGTGCCGTGCTCAATATATCTTGCTCGTTATAATAAGACTTATGAAACTTTTTCAGTTGCTCAATATCGTTGTCCGATAAATCGAGCATATTCACCACAAGGAACGGCTTTTCGTCCATTATGTTCACCTTTTCTAAATCTGTATAAAAGCGATATTCTATTCCATTCGTCAAGACCCCAAACCTAGCTTTTGAAGCGACAAAATATCTTTGTAACTGAGTGTCATGTAAATTCAAGTTTTGTTTACAATGCTTGCATTCTATAAGTAGGATAGGATTTTCGTCCTTCATTATGGCATAGTCTATTTTTTCGCCTTTCCTCTTAACTAAGTCACAATCCATTTCCGGTACGACTTCAAATGGGTTAAATACATCATATCCCAATGCTGCTATCACAGGCATTACAAAAGAAGTTTTTGTTGCTTCTTCTGTTGCTATGTTATCCTTCTGTTTAGTAATTTTCTCTACAATCTGCTGAATTGTATCTTTAAAGTCCATATCTTATACTGTTAAGATTGTTTCGCCAAAAATATAATACAATAATCATTTATTAAAATATTTATACTCACACATTAGTTAAACTTTATTAACTCTATTCTATTTTATCGAAAGTAAATGAATTTCATACACTTTTGTATATTTGCAAATGATGTGATGTTACATCTACCCCTTTTAATCGAAAAGACTCATGGCCGGACTTCATTTTGATATAACAGGCGACAATTCTAATTTTCTTCGTAAACTACGAGAAGTAGAAACCGGAGTAACCAATACTTCTAAGGAAATAGAAAAAAATGGATTGGGCATAGAAGATATGTTCAACAAAATGACGAAAGCAGCAGCTGCTTTTGGTGCTGGATTTACAGCAAAAGAGCTTATCCAAAATATTATACAAGTAAGAGGTGAATTTCAACAATTAGAGGTCGCTTTTACCACTATGCTTGGAAGTAGTGAAAAGGCAAACGTTCTTATGGCTCAGCTCACAGAAACAGCCGCCAAAACTCCATTCGATCTACAAGGTGTTGCCAATGGAGCTCGTCAATTATTGGCTTACGGTACTTCTGCCGAAGATGTTAACGAGACTCTTATACGATTAGGGAACATTGCAGCCGGACTTTCACAACCTTTGGGCGACTTAGTATATCTCTATGGTACAACTATGACACAAGGTCGACTTTATACACAGGACTTAAACCAATTCACCGGACGAGGTATTCCAATGATAAAAGAACTCGCCAAAGAATTTGGAGTAGCTGAAAGTGAAATCAAAGGAATGGTAGAAGCTGGTATGATAGGGTTTCCAGAGGTTCAGAAAGTCATACAGAACCTTACCAACGAGGGTGGTATGTTCTTTAACTTAATGCAAGAACAAAGTAAAACCATTACCGGACAGATTTCTAACATAGGAGACAGTTTCTCGATGATGTTGAACGACATCGGCAAAGCGAATGAAGGTATCATTAATGATGCATTATCCGGTGTTTCTTATTTGATAGAAAACTATGAAACTGTCGGAAAAACCTTGCTTGAAATCGTCGGAACATACGGAACGTATAAAGCTACATTGATTACTATAACAGCTTTACAAAAAGTATATTCCGCCGTATTAGCTCAGTCCGCATTAAATCAAAGTCTTGCAGCAGCTTCAGGAATAACATTATCAAATGCAGAAGCTTTGGCTGCTACTCGCACGAAATTATTGCAAGTTGCGCAAGCTGCACTGAACAAGACTTTACTTGCCAACCCATATGTCGCAGTAGCAGCGGCAGTAGCAGCACTAGGTTTAGGGGTTTATAAATTAGTCACTTATCAAACAGAAGCGGAAAAGGCACAGGAAAGACTGAACGATGAATTTGGTAAAACCGAAGTGGCTGCATTAAATGAAATGTCCACATTAAGGGAACTTAATAGGCAACTTACGGAGGCTAAAAAATGGTCTGACGAATGGTATGCTATAAAAGAAAAAATAGTAAATGGCTATTCAAAGTATCTTTCTGGCATTGATGAAGAAATTGATAAAACAGGGTCTCTTGCTGGACAATATGAAAAATTAGAAAAAGCCATACGTAAATCTATGGCTGCACAAAATTATACCAATTTTGCCAAACAAGAAGAAGATATATACAATAGCGTCAGAGAAAAAAATTTAACAAAAGTATATGACGCATTTACAAAAAAATATGGAGATGAGTCTGGATTAAAAATCTACCGAAATTGGTTAAACTGGCTGGATAGCGGTCGAGATATACCGATAGAAATTCAAAGGATTTTTAATGATGTATCTATTGGGTGGGGAGAAAGTGCAAATACACTTCTATTTGAAATAAGGCGACAAGCTGAAATAAGAAATAAAAATTTAGAAGAATACAGAAACAAATATTTCATTCCCGAACCCTCATTAGATTCACCTACTGAAAATATTTTTACAACAGAAGGTAAATCCATTTCCCAACTTGAAGAAGAAATCAAGAAGGCTGAAACTTCGCTTGCATCATTGAAAAAAGCCCTTGCAGACGGCAGCGGAACAAAAGAAGCAGTGGCCCAACAAGAGGCTTATATAAAGTCGCTTCAAGACACTGTACTTGAACGTGAGAAAGATTTGAGAGTAATCAATGAAGTCAAAACACAAATCTCAAAATTAGAGAAAGAACAAGGAGAAACAGTTTATGGGAGCAAAGAATACAATGCATTACAATCACGAATTGATACACTCCGTTCAAAGCTGCCTAAAACCAAATCTGATAGAGCGGCTGAAGATAAGCAAGCAAAAGAACAAAAAGAGGCCGAGCAGAAACTTGTTGATGAACTTCTTGAGCTTCGTAAAAAAAACCAAGAGAAAGAAATCTCCCTCTGGGAAGAAGGTAAAGATAAAAAATTGCAGCAAATTAACTACTATTATGAAGAACAGAAAAAAGAAATTGAAAAGAAAGAGAAAGAGCTGGCCGAGTTGAACAAAGTAGCTAAGATTGAACCCTCCAAACTTAATGAGAATGGACTAACGACTGAACAACAGGAAGATATTGATACCGCAAATAGGTTAAATGAGAAGAATAAGAATAAACGAACCAAAGAAATTCTCGATGATGAAATCAACGCAATGAACGATTATCTTGCCGCTTACGGGGACTATTATGAAAAGCGTAATGCCATCATTGCGCAAGGCGAATCACGTAAGGTAGGCAAAAACGAATGGGAGCAGAAATCTATTGACGAAGAAACAAAAAAGGCACTCTCTGATTTGGATATAGAGGCGAATAAATCTACGTCTGCCATAAGTAAATTGTTTGACGATATGCGTCAACATACAGTTGCAGATATGCGTCTCATCGCTAATGAAGCTGAACGGGCATTCCAATTCTTGCAATCAGGCGAATGGGACGAAAACAAAGGTCTTGAATTTGGTATGACAAAAGAGACCTTCGACACATTGCGTAAATCTCCCGAAGAATTAGAACGAATTAGAAAAGGTATAGATAATGTCCGTAATTCCGCAGATCAATCTGAAACGGGATTTAACAAACTAGCTAATGGTCTTAAAGAAGTATTCGATGCCGGTTCAAATACCAAAAAATTGCAAGATGGACTCGAAGAAATAAGAAGTGGATTGAGTGAGGTATTAAGTGTAGCTCAATTTCTTTCCGACACATTTTCAAATCTCGGAGAAGCTTTCGGCTCTGACACACTGTCAGGTATTGCCGAAGGTATCAATGTGGCTATGGACGGTCTCAATTCAGCCATGCAAGGAGCAGAAGCAGGTGCTATATTTGGACCGATAGGTTCTGCTGCTGGAGCTGCCATTGGTCTTGTCTCCTCTCTTGCTTCCTCCATCGCAAAAATTCACGACGAAAAAAATGAAAAACGTATTCAGAAATTACAAGATCAGGTAGATACACTTGACCGTTCGTATGAACAGTTAGGCAAATCCATTGAAACTGCTTACGGAAAGAGTGCTTCCAGCTTGATTGAATACCAAAATAAATTGCTAGAACAACAAAAAGTACTTATTCAAAATCAAATTAAAGAAGAACAAGATAAAAAAAATACAGATAGCGACAGAATAAAAGAATGGGAAAACCAAATTGACGAAATAAACAATCTCATTTCTGATAACAAAGAAAAAGCTATCGATGTCATATTTGGTGAAGACCTAAAAAGTGCTATTGATAACTTTGCAGAGGCTTATGCAGATGCTTGGGCTTCTGGCGAGAACAGGGCTAAATCTGCAAAAGATGTTGTAAAGCAGATGATGCAACAAATGGTAACAGAGAGTATTAAGGCAGCAATTAAATCCTCGAATAAAATGGAGGAAATACGCACCAAGTTGCAACAATTTTATGCCGACAACGTGCTTTCTCAATGGGAACAAGATTACATCAACAACATGGCTGAACAGCTTCAACAAGAAATAGATGCTCAATTCGGTTGGGCTGATAGTCTCATGAGAGAAAGTTCCACCACAGAACAAAAGTCGACAGCCGGAGGTTTTGAAACCATGTCACAAGATACAGCAACAGAATTAAACGGCCGGTTTACAGCTTTGCAGCTTTCTGGTGAAGAAATCAAAAATCAAATGATTTCAGCCGTAATCTCTCTAAATTCTCTTTTATCTGTATCAACTAATAGCAATTCTATACTAAATAACATTCTTAATCAACATGTGATTACGAATAGCTACTTAGAAGACATTGCAAAATATACGAAATTATTAATTGATATAAAATCCGATATAGCACAAGTCAATAGGAATACTAAAGATTTATAGATATGAATACAGTAAAAGAAATAATGATGGCTGCTTTACAAAAAGGAGCTTGCGATAAGTCTTATGGTGTTAGTGACTGGAAAACTCTAGTATGGTTGTTCTTTACACCACAAGGTATAGAGTTTTGCGAAAAGAACAACTTCCCTCCTATTGAAACGTTCCGTGAGATGAGTAATGATATTGCCAATTATTGCGTGTTTGTCGATACTAATAATATAAAAAGAAGTAATGATACCAATATTGCTTTAATAGGCAATACCAACGCAGAACTGGTATTTGACGATAATACTAGAGTTCACAAAGTTATACTCATGCATGGAGCCAGAGCTATAATAGTTGCCCGTAATTACGCAGTTATTAGACTTATAAACATACGAAATTGTCCTGTAGAAATCAATAAAGACAAAACTTCAGTTATACTTAAATAAAATGGCATCGGGAGAGTTTTACATAAATGGGAAAGACTGCTATACAACTTGGGGTATAAGTATGGATACATCGTCCCTTTCCGCCTTAATGACACCGTCACCGTTAAAAGAGTTCATCGAAAACAAGTCTCGGTTAGAACATGGCAAACGAGTCCTGTCCTCTAATCCTAAAATCGATGAACGAAATATCACTTTAACTTTTAACCTGACGGCAAAAACGGAAGAAGAATTCTTTTCAAGATACAACAGCTTTTGTGAAGAATTGGAAACAGGCGTGATAAATATAAAGACAAAGTATCAACCCAATATTACTTACAAAACAATCTATATTTCATGCAATCAATTTACGCAATTCATGAGAGGAATAGCACGGTTTTCTCTAAAACTTGTCGAATATAACCCGGCAGATAGAAATTCATAAAAAAGTGCATGTTTTTCATACACTTTTATTATCTTTGACTGAAATCGTATGAAGATATACGAAACCATCATGATAGACATTAAAAACATACAAGGAGAGACTATTTTATCAGTTCCTATAACAGAAGAATGTATTCATGTAGAGGAATTGATGAAATCCGATTATGTAGAATTGTCGTGGAACTCGGACAAAAATGAAGAGATTCCGGTAGGGACCTATATCATGCTCGATGGTGAGAAATATTCTCTTTTGGAGCCATACAATCCAGAACAAAAGAACGAGGTCGAATTTCAATACAAGCCGCAATTCCATTCGAAATTTATATCGTGGGGAAAAGTTCCTTTCTTCATGTATTCTTACGATGAGAATAACGAGATAACGAATCGGGAACCGGATTGGTCTCTTACCGATAATCCAGCCAATTTCATGAGCGTTATTTGCAAGGCTATCGAGAACGAAACCGGGGATACATGGACTTACGCAGTCGATTCTTCTCTTAACGCTTCCACTTCTTTGTCTTTCCAATCAGTCGACATATTATCCGCCTTGAACAGTATAGCCTCTGCGTTTGAGACAGAATGGTGGATTGAGAAAGATTCCATGATTATTCATCTGTCGAAATCCGAGCATGGAGCTGTTGTTTCTCTCGAAGTTGGTGAAAACATCAATACACCTTCGGTTAAGGAGGGAAAAGATGGGTATTATACCCGATTTTACGCATTCGGGGCAACTCGAAACATCGTACAGGAATACAAAGGTGCTAATGTCAACAATTTAGTCAACAAACGGTTGACTCTTGACCCTAAAAAATATCCGAAAGGATATAAAGATATAAAGCAGAACCTTCAACAGGGAGAGATATTTAGCAAAATCCTCCTGTTCGATGATATATACCCTTCATCGGAACTCGCCATATCAGATGTCAGATTCCGCCTTATGTGGCGTATAGACTCGGAAACGAATGATAAAATACAGATAGGCACAGATGAAAATGGAGACCCTATATACGATCAATATGCGATATGGTATTTTCAAATACCGGAATTTAACTTCGACAATTCCACTTATGACGAAGAAAAAAATCCGAATGGCATGCGTATACCCCAAAAGGAACCGTCGGTACATTTCCAATCGGGGGCTTTACAAGGTATGGAATTTGAGCTTATATACCATGATGAGAGTAAAACAATAACGAGTGATGATGGCATAAGCTTCGAAGTCAAAAAAGGAGATTTCGAGATTAAATATAAAGAGGAAGAAGGTAACTATATTATCCCTGCTATTACGGGACTTATACCGTCGGAAAATGACGATATTATCCTATTCAACGTCAAAATGCCGGAAGAATATACAGATTCGGCGTACACACGGCTGGAAACGGCTATGAACGAAGAAATAGAACGATTATCTTCTGACCAAAACAACTACCAGTTTTCATCTAATCCTGTGGTGTTCGATAAAAACAATCCCGATTTATCCATAGGAAGAAAAGTCGAATACATAAACGCAGGATATTCATACGTTACTCGTGTTATAAGCCTTACAACCAAACTCGACTATCCTTGCGAACAGACTATTACCATCGGTAATAACCTAATAAAAGGGAATACGCAAGAACTGAAAGAGGAGGTTGCATCGGCCAATAAAAATATCGACTTGATTTCTGCCATCAATGATATGACGGCTTCCTTGCAACAATCGTATCAACGGACTGTAAAACAAATGCAGGAAGGATTTGCCCGTATTAACGATATGTGGAAATTCGATACAGAGTTAGAAAATACAATATACTCGAAATTCAATGTGTATTCACAGGGCGGAATATCCGCTCTTGGTGTATGGCGTGGAGAAGGGGGCGGTGGTGGCGAAGGAGGGCTCATCAAGCTCGTTCATGGGTTCGACGATCTAGGCGGCGTGTTCGACAACACCACGATGACGGATACTTTCAACGCCTACACCATCAACGAGATTTGGAAACTCGCCAACGCCGGCGCATCTACGATAGGTACAGGCAATGTGGTGACGGCGGTCAGCAAGACAGCCCTCGGTATCGTTGTCACCAAAGGCATCACCCTGTACGATTGGGTGCAGCAGCCGAACAAGCCAACTTATTCGCTCTCGGAGATAAACAACGTGAGCGGTACATATACGGGGCTGACCGTAGGCAAGGCGAACAACGCCGATTATGCCACGAATGCCGGATATGCCGTCTCGTCGGGAAATTCCGCCAACACGAACGCCTTTGCGAACAAGGACATTTACCACTACCAAGAGGCCGGGTGGATTATTCTGTCATCGCATAAGTATATAGATTCCGAGAGTCGTTGGTATTGGAATAAGATTGCTACCGTCACGGACTGCCATACGAATTATTCGGGCGTGGTCATCGAAATCGAGGCCGTCGAGGATTATGTGACCGGAGGAGCCGTTTACGGAAGGCTTTACCTTACCTGCGGGGAGGGTGCTATATCCCTTAACTTGATGACCATGCAGAAGTGTCAATCTCAGAGGGAGCTGTACATACATGCCTGTATAGACAAGAGCGGGAACGTGTGGGTGAAAACGAATACGCAATGGCATAACCAATTCCGGTTCAGAATCGTCGGGAAAGAGTACCTCTATATTGATACATATACGAGCGATATAGAAAGCACTCTCGACAAACCTGCCGATACGAGCGAGGAGATAGAAAACCGGATAGTCGTGCTCCGGGACGGTAATTTTACGTATTTCTCGAACTCCCGCCTCGACAACGTCACTTGCAGCCAAGCCGATAAATTAGCCACTCCCCGGACGATCTGGGGACAGTCGTTCGACGGGACGGGTGACGTTTCGGGTAATCTGACCGGTGTAGGCAGCATTTCCATGACCGGCGACATAAATGGAGCTGACAGAGTTTACTGCTCGGGAGTCGTGGCGGAAACCGGTAACAGTAGGGTTACTATCTATAATGGCGGGATATTGGCCTCAAACTATCTACGGTCGAACGGGTATATCACATCGGACGGTAACATCACGGCCGGAGGGGATATATCGTCGCAAGGCAATATCTCGGCACAAGGCTCGGTCACCGCTCTAACGACTTCGGACATGCGTTTGAAGCGAGATTTCGACTATACCCGAAGTTATACCGACCGCCTCTTGGCGATGGGCAGGGTATGCGATTTCCAATACACCGAAAAAGCACGGAAGCGTAACAAGGGCGGTGTGGACGGGGAAGCTCATACGGGGCTGTTGTACCAAAAGGTGAAAGAGGTATTGCCATCGATGGCCTACGAAACGGGGGACGGTTACGGGGCTCTGAACTACCTGTCGCCCGACTATATCAACACCATCGCCGGTGCAACGCAAGAGACAGCCCGTCTGGTTAAAGCCCTTAAAAAAGAGGTGGAACGATTGAAAAAGGAATTATCCGAATTAAAAGAGAAAGGAGGAAAGTGAGCGTATGGCCATCGATAAAAACAAGATAGCAGCCCCGGTAGCGATAACCGACCCGTATAACCTGCTGGGAATATACCCGAAGAACGGGGTATGGGACGTGGCCGACATTGTTGCCCTCGAACGCCCCCTGTTGCAGGGTGGCCGTCCGGGACGTATCAACAAATGGAGCCGGCATAAACCCGTGCGCTATCCGCAGGCCGCACCGCTATCCGAAAATTATCCCCAGCAATCCGGCGGTGTCACTACCTACATCGACCAGTGGGAAGGAAACGAGACGGATAAGAATCAAGGCATACGCTATGGCTTGAAAGCCACGATACCGCACGGTACGAATATCGTCGCTATCCATGATACCTCTTTCGATTATGTCGCCTATCCGCACCCGGGTACGGATTTTTGTCGTCTCAGCGATTTCGACGGCTACGACCATAACGCAAAACCCAATCTTACCGGAAGCAAAATTGACGAAATCAGTGCGGACGTTCCGTATCTTTTTGTCGACATCAACTATTACGATACTTCGGTGAATCCTACCGGTGTACCCGTCGAATCGTGGCTGGCACTTGCCTCCGACAAGAGTATCGGCGATTATTATCCGGCTATTTTGGCAACCGATGGAAACGGAAGCAGTTTCGCCCGATTGCTGACAAATACCTCGACAAATACCGTAACCACCTTGCGGGTGGGCAATGTGTGGTACTCTGCTTTCAAGGTCAAATTTTTCAGCGACGGTACTACTCCGCCGATACTTCCTGTCGGTCAGAGCGACACATTTCCGGGGGAGGATTCGGTAGGGGCGAATTTGAAGGTGACTTTGTTCCTTATCGACAGGAAGTCGTTCGAATACTGGACAGAGGCCGACAAACAGATCACCGTGGCGGATTATTTCCCTGTCCCCACATCGATTGCCATGACAGCCGAGATAAACAGCACATATACCCCGATTAAAATAGTGGATTTCACTTTCCTTTCGAGTTACTTTCAGGTGCGTATCGGTTTTCCGAATGGAAATCCTCCGGTGGGTGAGAAATACACCTTCCGCATTTCGGGGTCCGGATTCCTTGCGATATATGATTACGAATACAAGGGAACCGGGATTCTCATTTTGAATATCCCTTTGGGGACGACACATCCAGACCTTCCGCCGGGAACCCATACCTATTATCTGACCTGTTCCGTGTATGGGGTCTCCTCGTCGGGCGAGGCCGGCGTCCAACTCGACTCCCTGTCCAAAAACGTGACATTCGACATTCCCGACAGCGGGATTATCAGTTAACCATAAATACAAAAATTATGATTGAGTTAGTAAAAATCAGTGAGAACATCAGCCGTCAATTCGACGGACAAGAAACGGTAGATAACCTTCAAGCGGTCAATTACCGAATCATGGAGAATGGAGCGGAAAAAGGCCATGTCACCGTCGGGCAAGGCAGTTTTAACATGAATGTCTATTCCATGACCTCCACGGTCGAAGAAACGAAAGCTCTGGTGGAAAAAATGTTCAACGCATTATCCGATGGCAGCGATGAGTGAAAAAGATCCCATAGTGAAATACTCGTGGGAGGATATTAAGTTTACGATTGGCTTCGAGGACAAAAACGGAAGTCCGCTCGATTCCGAGACGAAGAAATTCCGGTTCATCTACCGGGACGAATCGGGCTGTTGTTGCGAAGTGAGCTACGACGGAAAGACACGTAAGAACTGTGTGTACCGTGACGGCGTGCTGTACGGCATATTCAATTCCGGGACTTTCCGCTATGGCTTGCTCACGGTCGAGAGGCATTACTGGATAGAGGATGCCGATTTCGATGACGGCAAATGGAACTATGGGGGAGTCGACAAAACCAATATAATCATCAAGTAGTATGGCAGATAATGATTGTATAATCGTTCATGAGCAGGTGGTAGTTCCGGAGCCCGTCGTAGTGGGGGAAACAGTTGCCTTGCCCGGTGAAAAAGGAGATAAGGGAGACCATTTTACCTACGACGATTTTACGCCGGAGCAAATCGCCGGGCTTCAACGTCCTGCGACAGAGGCGGCGGCAGTTGCCAATCAAGCGGCTGAAAAGGCAAACAAGGCGGCCACGGATATAAAGACTCTCGGCGACACATTGACGGCGGAAGAAGCAAAACGGGAATCTGCTGAAAGCAGCCGTGCCTCGGCAGAGAGTGAGAGAGCCGAAGCGGAAGTTCAAAGAGAGACGAGTTTTTCCCAAATGCAGACAACGCTCGAAGGGCTTATTACGGATACCCGCACAGCCACATCGAACGCTACCACAGCGGCGGGAAATGCGGAGAATGCCGCAACGGAAGCGAACAACTCGGCAACCCTCGCCAATGCGGCAGCCGATAAAGCGAACCAAGCGGCGGAGAGTGTGGACGGTAAATATTTTCAAGATAATATCTTTATACCTTTCTATAAATGCTCATTTACAAACGGACATTTAGATACAGAATTTGCAATCCCTATAAATGGTGACTTGGAAGATTTGTTTGTTATTTCTTTTTATAATATTGCTAGTTCGTGGATTAAGCGAGTTAAAAAGGGGAATACAATATGGGAAATTAAACAAAACATTTATATAGATAGAGAATATCGTCATACGCTAAACAATGATGTATTATTCTATGAAGGATATGCATTTGTTCGGGGACGTATAACAGGACTTGCGAAAATAGATTTAAATGATGGCAGTTTAGAGTTCAATAAAGAGGTTATAACCACATATGAAAATATAAGTCTATACAAGAATTATATAGTTGCTACCGGTGAAAAAAAAATTTTAATTATCGAACCAATCAATTTTTCTGTATATAAACAAATAGACATTGATTCATCGACTTACAGCATAACCTCTTATAATGATAGAGTTTTAATTTCAGCAGGGAAAAAACTTTATATTATAAAAGATGTTGATTCAGAGATTCATATAATAGAAGGGGAAAGTATTATTTCATCTTTTTATATTAAATATCTTATTAATAATGATATAGATTGCTATTTGTTGTATGATAAAGGAGATACGAGATTAGTTGCAGAAGATAACAGCTTTGATGTAAAATCATCTGATGAATGTTTTAATACAGTTGGATTCAACCCGTTATATTCACTAAATTACAAAAATTATGCTGGTAATGCAATTATTTTTATAATATGCAACATTGGGTATCTTACATTGAAAGGATTTATTGGTAGCATTTCACTTCTCTGCAAAAATAATGACTGTCCCACGTACAGTAAATTGGAAGAAATCAGTAAATATTTTCTGGAAGACGGTTATGTAAGAAGAATTGGAGATATTATGTATAAAGTAAAAATAGGTTATGATACAAATTAAATTAGACGGGGTAAAAGTCGAAACCATCTATTATGGTAAATGCAAAAAAGAGAGATGGATAGAGGTAGATTCTATCCCTTCTCCCGAAGAGATACCCGGAAAAATACCCGTGATGTATTACCGGAACGGGGCGATAGTCTATGAGTACGAGGACGCACCGGAAGCGACGGATAACGGCACGGAAACATCTCCCGTACCAATGGACTACGGAGAAACGGTAAACGGATTGATCCGTCGGAAATATACCTTGTCGGAGGAGCTGGCGATACTTCGGCAAAGAGACACGAAAGCAGAGGAGTTCGAGGCATATAACGCTTATGCGGAATCCTGCAAAGAGAAAGCCAGAGAACTGGAACGAGTGTTTAACGAACAACGAACAAATTGATATGATAGGAATAAATGAGGCTACGGAGGTAGCCAGAGGGATAAGCGAACAGGGGTTCTTGGTGATGACCGCAGCATTCTTCTTGGTGTTGTCGGCCATGATGATGGTGGCCTGCTTCAAGTGGTTCAAGTCAATTATCACCAAGAGTATGGAGGATTATGGAGAATCCCTGAAAGAGCTTATCGAAAAGACGAACGACCAGAATAACATGCTGTCTGACATATCGGAAGGGTTGCGCTCGGAAACGCAACTTCGGATAAAGAACATGACAAGTGAATTTTTCAACCTTTCCGCCAGACGGGTTTTGGAAATCATCGAGCAAGTTAGGGCAGAAAACCATATATCCGACAGGAATAGGACGCATGAAAAAATTATCGAGAAGCTCACGACCCAGTACGAGGACAGGAACAGCCGTTTCGATTACTTTACCTATCAGGGAAAGAGGCTGTCTCGCTATGCCAATCCTGAATGGATAAACTGGGTAGCGAAGGTTGTCGAGGACGAGATATATGCTCAAACGGTGAACGATGAAAGATCTAAAACCAATGTATTTTCTGTCTATGACCGTATCAAGCTCGATTTTTATCACCGATTAAATAACGAATAATATGAAGAAAATTTTGGAAAGAATCAAAGGGTTGTTATTGTCTATTCCCCACGACAAGCTGCTGCATTTTATCGCAGGAGGTATCATCGCCTATTTCTTCGCTATCGTGATAGGTGCGACGGCGGAATATTGTGTGCTGTTCTCTGCCATAGCGGGCTGTATCAAGGAGGCTGTCGACGAGTGGAGGAATCCGGGGGCTTGGTCGTATGCCGACTTGCTGGCGACCATACTGGGCGGGTTGGTGATTCAAATCGAGGTTTGGATTGCCTGACGAAAAAAAAAAGAATTTTTATAACCCGGCGACGGGAAAGCGTTCTTTGACTTCTTGGAATCACCGTTTGATTTATCGTAAAAAAGTATAAGAATTGGTTGCATGTTACGATATTTTTTGTTACTTTGCAACAAGATGATAAGCGATACCTATAAATACGATAGCGTTACGGTTGCAAACTATATCATTGCGTTTGCTAACCAGAATAAGTTTTTCATTAACATGACTAAGCTTCAAAAGTTGTTGTATATAGCTTATGGAGTATATCTTTACGTAAAGAACGAACGCTTGACAAACGAGCACCCTCAGGCTTGGCCGTATGGTCCGGTTTTCCCGACCACTCGAAATAAATTGATAAAAAAGGATTTTTCAGAAATTTCCCTTTCTGATGAAAACCTTGAAAAAATAGCCCGTGATTCCGAAATGGAATCTCTGATGAAACTGGTCTTTGGCAGCTATGGTTCTAAAACTGCCGCCTATCTGACGGAATGGTCTCACAAGCCCGGTTCTCCGTGGGATAGGACCGTTAAGCAGCCTTCATTCAGCTGGGGGGATAGAATCCCGGATAGTTATATCCAAGAGTATTTTAAGACACTAATTTCTCCCAAAGCATGACTAAACAGAAAGATTCTTTTAGCGGCTTGGATTTACGTAGTGAGAATGGTGTCCATATTTCTCCCGACTCAAATTTGGGCGATATAGACGACAAGAATTTATCCGAACAAATACGGGAGCGATATTCACAAGATACACAATTTCGTAAACATTTGGCCAGATGGGTCATGTGGATTATCCCCATATGGTTATTCATAGTAATTGCCATTCTTGTATTTTGCGGGATCGGATTATTTTCATTGGGACCGGAAATATTGATAGCTCTACTGGCTACGACGACTATCAATGTATTAGGTTTAGCCAATATCGTATTAAAGGGTATTTTCCCGAACCGAAAAAAATAAACATTGTTCACATGGATACAAAAGGTTCATTCCCCTATGTCCAGAACTCGTCCGATACGGATTCTCAACCTCCGATACCGGCTGATTATTCTCCAAAATTCGATGAAAGTTATTTAAATTCTTTAATCGAAAAGGCTTATCCTCGTCTAAAAGATGTCGACCCTGTACAATGGCTCGATGAATTGAGGAGAGAGGATTGATAATGCCTTCGGCCTACGTTTGTCCCATTTTCAATAACGGATAAGCCTAACCCTAAGGCTACTCTCTCATACATTCGTTAAAAGCGGTGATTCTAAAAAAGTCACCGCTTTTTTTGTCGCCAAAATGAAGAAAGACATGAATAAGAACGTACAGGATTTTGTCATCGAGACGATTCAATCGATTGCCTCGAAAATACCGGGAATAAGTATCAGGTATGCCTACGACATACAGACCAACTTCCATATCGTGGAGGTCTCTCCTGAAAGCATAAGAAGAGGCCGTGAAGAATACATGGAAATGGAGTATCTGTTATGGAAAGAATTTCAAGAAAAATTTCCGGAAGAGGATTTGCTCGTATCTGAGCCGGACAGAATTAACAACATGGAAAACTTAATCTTCGAGATATGAAATACTTCACGATGAAAGAACTCACAAAGAGTTCAACGGCCGATAAACTGGGTATAGACAATACCCCGACGACCGAAGTGTCGGAACAGTTGTCGAACCTTGTCACTCATGTTTTAGACCCTTTGCGGGAGATGTACGGAAAGGCGATAACCGTCAATTCGGGCTACCGTTGTCCCAAACTCAATGCCGCCGTGGGTGGTGCGAAAACGAGCCAGCACATGAGGGGCGAGGCGGCGGATATAACGGCAGGGAACAAGGAGGAGAACAAGAAACTGTTCGAGTTGATTCGGGATAACCTTCCATTCGACCAGTTGATTGACGAGAGCAATTACAGTTGGGTACATGTATCTTATGTGTCGTCATCGAAGAACCGGAAACAAATACTGAGCTTATGAGACATATCGTATTCCTATTGTTGTTTTTGGCTATCTTGGCTGCGACGAGTTGTACCAGACATGTGTATGTTCCGGTGGAAACGACAAAGAGCGACACGGTGTATCTGAATCGTGTGCAGCTCGATTCCATATACATGCGGGACAGTGTTTTCATCGAGAAATCGGGAGACACGATACGTGAGTTCCAATACAAGTACATATACAGGTTCAAGGACAGAATCGATACGCTGTATATATCCAAGACGGACAGCATACAAGTACCCTACCCCGTCGAGGTAGTAAAGTACAAGACTCCCCGATGGTGCTGGTGGGCTCTCGGTGGCATTGTCTTGCTGCTTGTCCCTTACATCGTGAAATGGATAACAAAATTGAAAGGACTGGGTTTCTTGATATAATTTGATTTACGACTCCTTCGAGGCTTCGGAGTATAAAGAGGAAAGCCTCAATCTCTTGCTGCTCTTCAAAACTAACAAGAGACAACATCACGGGGAATGTTACGAGGCTTTCACATCCTTTAAACAGGAACGTGATGTTTTTTATTGTGTCAACAATCTATAATTTAACAAATATTTAAAAAGGCAAGAGATATGAAAACCAATGAAATCTTTGAACACGTCTTGCAAATCGTTTGCGAGGAATGCGAACTGTGTTACGGCGAATTGATTAACGGGGCGAACAAAAATGCGGTCGACGCACGGTGTCTGCTCATCTGTGCGTTGGTATCGCTGGGCTTCTCCGAGGAGAACACCGCCGCTTATCTTTCCATGACGAGGCAGGGGGTGAACAAATTGAAAAACAGCCTGAAACAGCGGTGTTCGGGAAGTTTTATCCTGTCAACGACAAATCAACGGGTCAGCAACAGGATAGCCACCGAAATACGAGGATAGCAACGGCAATAGCCATACGTTTGTATGCGGCCGATATTGGCCGTAACCATCAATTATATCTATATGGAAAGAACGTATGTTTTCAATCAAGAGCCCAATGGTGGCGGAAGCAAGTTCGACATCATGGCTTTATTGCCCAACCTGATGGGCGGTAAAGGGGTCGATCCCGGACTCTTGGCCCTTCTCAATCAGGGAAGGAACAATCAGGACGCTTGGGGCGGAGGCATGTGGTGGATTTGGATTATCCTGCTGTGGTTCTGCTGGGGCGGTAACGGATTCGGAGGTTTTGGCAACCGGGGCGGGCTTCCTGCCGAATTGAACGGAGATGTCGGACGTGAATACCTGATGTCGGCCATTCAAGGCAACGGCAATGCCATCAGCCAACTCGCCTCGTCCTTGAACTGCTCTACCCAACAGTTACAATCCGCCTTGTGCAACATTCAGGGCTTGATTCAGGGTGTCGGCAACCAAGTGGGCATGTCCGCACAACAGATCATCAACAGCATTCAATCGGGTAATTGTACGCTGGCGACTCAAATCGCCGATTGCTGCTGCAAGACGCAAAACGCAATCGAGAGACAGGGATATGAAACCCGTATCGCAACCTCGGAACAAACCCACTCCCTCGTGGACAGTGGCAATGAGAACACTCGTGCCATTTTGGCGAAGCTGGATTCTATCCAAACTCAGGCTTTACAGGACAAGATCACCGCTTTGACGGCAGAGAAGGCTACTTTGGCGGCTGAAATCTCACAACGTAACCAGAATGCGACCATTCTCAATGCGGTAGGGCAACAGATCGCTCCCCTCGCTGCCGGTTTGCAGGCTCTCCAAAGCGATGTGGACGGTATCAAGTGTAAATTGCCCAATACCGTTCCCGTGGTATATCCCAACATTCAGGCTGTAAACACGGACTTGTACCGGGCTGCCGCTTATGGTGCTTATGCGGGCGATATCGCATATGGGCGCAGCGGTTACGGATGCGGTTGCAACAACTACTGGGGTTAATCCGGTAAAGAAGGAAGGAGGTATATATGTGGCCTAACTTTTTTACAGGGTTTCCCTTTCCGTTCCCGACGCTGGGCAGGGTGAATTTGAACACGCTGCCTACGGTGGCGGTGACGGTCGGTACGGAGAACGTGACTTTGGAACTTCCCGACCATGCGTTCCGTAACAGGGACTATGTGGGAGGATTCTATATCAATCTCCGTCAGGCGATACCCGCCGGAACGACCGCAACGCTTCCCATTCTCATCGGGACGAACGGGGACACGAGACCTCTGATGGCTTACAACAACGAGCCGGTCACGGTCGGGAATATCGCCGGTACGGGGATCTATGAAATCCATTACAACAAGTACACCAACGAAGTGTTCCTTGTCAACGGTGGGTACAGGCCTACTACGGCGACTGCGGCGGCCAACGTCGCTGCCAAAAGCAAATAATTAACACGGGGCTGCCTTTTACCGGGCAGTCCCATTAAATCAAAAAACTATGTTTCAGAATCTTCGAGCAAACAACCAGTTATTTATCCTTCATAAGGACGAAAATCCCTTAGTGGATATAGGCTCCGTCGTCAGCGTTTCGGCTGCGAAGCCCAAATACCCCATGCCGACACCTATCGGGCAACTGCCCCAGATGGAAATGGTGGTGGACGTGGTGGTCAGCGTGAACGGGCAGAATACGACGTTCCAGAACTTGCCGGCAGGGGCGGACATCGCCGACTTCGGGCAAAACGGCAACATCGTCATATCTTGTTCCAGAGAGGCCATGAACTCGGAAGTGTCGGCTATCCGACAGAAGAGCTTGGACGAACTGAACCGGCGGAATTACCACGAGAACGTGATTGCCGGGTGCGATAAGATATTGACAATTTTGAATCCCGAATTTGCGGAGAAGCAAAGGCAGGAGCAGGAGATTGCCACCCTCAAAGGGCAGATGTCCGAAATGAGCAGGAGCATGGCCGACCTCATGGCCATGAACAAAAAACTGATGGAACAGCTCGGTGCTTCTGAAACTTCTAAAAACAAAAAGTAATATGGGAATGTGGTCAATATTAGAAGAAGGCCGTGGATATGAAGGATTCAATGAACGCGGCGGTAGAGAGCTCGAAATGGCCTACAAGGAAGGTTGCGAGCACGGCTACAAGAAAGGCTATGAAGCTGCCATGCGGGAAATGCAGGGCGGCGATATGGGCTTCCGTGGCAATAATGGCGGCAGTTACGGCGGCGGGAATTATGGCGGAGGTTCTTCCGGTGGAATGAACAACCGTTATGCTCCCGGTTATCCTCCTTCGTACTATGACGAAATGGGGGAACGCAGACGCAGACGTGCCAACGGCGAGTTCTATTAATCGGGAGGGGAGAAATCCCCTCTCTTTTCAAAAACATAAAAAAGCAGTGTTATGAACCAACGATTAGACATTTATGATATTTTCCCCTCCGGCATGACGGAGTACCTTTCCCGATACGGCTGGCACTTCTCCAAGAACATGTGCGAGTGGGCGGTTTCCAGAATGAAGTCCGAAAACAAGGCCACCGGAAAGAAGGAAGAGATAAAAGCCCTTTCCAAAGAAGATGTGGAGGTCATCTTGACACAGGCGGGCGTGAAGTTGGAAAAGTCCAAAGGGTACGACCATGTATTTGTCGCCAATATGGGTAAGGCCGACTATTTGAAATCATCGATTCCCGACGATACCCATTTGGCTCTGTTTGTAAAGGACTATATCGACGACCCTGACGGTTACGACGGATTGCCCTTTACTCGTTTCTATGCCGACTGTATAGGTTCGGGTACTCCGATTATGTGGGAAGATATGTTATAAAACATGATTGTTCAGGATTTCTACATAGCGAAATACGACTGGCACGTAAGGGTTTTTTACGCCGTTACCACCTACTGGACAAGCACCATACTCCGGGAGCTGGAACGGATCGGTTGTACGGGGAGTAATCTGGAAAATGCTTTCAGAAGTTTGTCGTCCGGTAACTTGAATACGGGCCTTACCTATTCCAGTTTCGAGCATCGCCGGACGGTGATGGTAATTGCCATGACGACGAGTCCCGAACAGTTCCAAAACTCTTGGGACCATGAAAAGGGGCATTTGTGCAGGCATATATCCCGGACGTTCGGCATTGACCCTTACGGGGAGGAAGAACAGTACCTTCGGGGATATATCGGGCAGAAAATGTTCCCCGTGGCGAAGAAGTTCCTATGTGAGTGTTGCAGAAAGAAATTAATTCGGGAAATACATGGAGATAGCTAAAATCATACAAGCCATCTGTTCCGGCAAGTCGAGGAAAGAGGTCTATAACCTGCTTTCGCCGGAAGAGAAGGACACCTTGAATCGGTTTGCCGATAACGGTCTCTTGAACAGGAGAATGAGGCGAAAATTTCAAAGGAATATTCGGAAATGCAAATGATGAACAGGGAAATGCCGGGGTGAGAAGCTCCGGCATTCGTGTTTAATTCTATGACAATCATTTTTGCGGAAAATTTTCCACAACTATACGAAATAGGCTATATCGTGTAAAATAATGCGGAAAATTTACCTCATTATTTGTCTTGTTAAATATTGATAAATCATAAAACATTTATACTATAATATTTT